GTAATCTAAAACAGTAAAAATCATGAAAGAAAATAGAAAAAAAAATAAAATTTTGTCAAATGAAGAATACCATGTATCTTTGAACTATTCTGTTAAAAAGATTAATTATGAAAAATATATTAGTAACATTTACAAGTTTAACATTATTGTTTTCTTGTGAACCCAAAGAACAAAAATCAGAATTTACCAATCAAAAAACTGAAATCGGTAAAGAATCTTATACTGTAATTCATAATGAATGTTGTTCTTTTGAAATTTATGAAGTACGTATAAAAGGTCATTTGTATCTATATACACCTGTTAGAGAAGGGATTTCCATTACACACGCTGGACATTGTGATAATACTCATCAGTAAATTAAATTAAATAAAATGATAAGAATTGGTGATATAGTACTTCATACACTTTCAAAATTATACTTTATTTGTGAAAACAATAAACAAGAAAGGTGGATGAATATGAATTCATATTATGTTAAATCAAATGATGTAACTTTATTATCAACATACTTTAAAAAACAATTATAAAATAGTCAGGTGGCGAAAAAGTAGACGCAGAGGGACTAACATCCTCGGAATAGGGAGTATAAAAAAGTTAGGTTATAGGTACCGAACACTCCAGACCCCGTACAGGTTCGAATCCTGTCCTGACTACAAAAATAAAGATTATGGAAACGATTAATATTACAACAGAAAAACTAAAAAAATTAGTTGAAACAGCAATTCAATTTGGGATTGATAGTCCTGAATTAGTCCCAAACCAAAAAGGAAGAGAAAAAATTGCAAATTGGATGGTAGAGAACACCATTAAAGATATAAAAGGACAAAGGGAATAAAATAGTCAGGTGGCGAAATTGGTAGACGCGCCTCGATAACCTGGGGTGGGAATAAATTGAGGTCTAACAACGGTTCCCGTATAGGTTCGAATCCTGTCCTGACTGCTAACTTTAAAATTAAATAAAAATGGAAAATTCATTTTATGACAGACTTCTTATTGAAGCACAGGAATTAGCAACAAAAACAAATGCTTTAAACGATTTTATGCGTACACAAGCATTTATTGATTTAGACCGCCAAAATAAAGATTTACTTTACAAACAATCAAGATTGATGAATGAGTATTTGCAAGTTTTAGGTCAAAGGTTAGAGATTTTAGGAGAAAAGTTTTCTTTTAAAAAATAATCATTAAATGGTCAGGTGGCGCAAGGGTAGCGTGATGGTGGACCTTCGGGAAGCAAACCATAGGTTACAGGTTCAAGTCCTGTCCTGATTACTATGATTAATCCCTACTTACCAAAAGTTGAGTACATCAACGACAGACTTTACGTCTACGGAATGCCGGTCGAAAGATTAATCAAAAACGGTACACGAATTTCATTCGTTTCTTGTGGTATGATCATCGGCACTACTGGCATTTTTTCAGAGTGATTCCGTCTTCAGTAAGGGTCAGAGCGGTAACCAATCCAGGTAATTCCCTTCTGATTGCCCGGGCAGCAAGGAGAGCAATCTCCTTGCACTCGGGCTAAGTTTTTCAAACAGTTTACTAACGCAGATATCTGCACAATTCTACTTCTATGAACATCAAAGAAATTGCAACTGAAATCCACTCAGTAAATGTGGAAAAAGGGTTCTGGCCCGAAGACAAGAAATCCAGAAACGTGGGAGAACTTTTGATGCTCGTTACATCTGAACTTGGAGAGGCTCTTGAAGCACATCGTAAAAGTGCTTTTGCTGATGTTGAAAAGTATAAGGCAGCTCTTGAGGCAGTTGATGGTAGTATTATGCCGGCAGCGCATTTCAAAACTCACATGAAGGACACATTCGAAGACGAAATTGCAGATGCAGTCATTCGTCTTTTGGATTTGGCCGAAGGACTGGAAATCGATCTTGAGTTCCACATTCGTCACAAGGTAGACTTCAACAAAACACGTGAAAAGCTCCATGGAAAAAACTATTGATCCCGGCTGGCGTCCCGGAAGTTCTGATGTTGAATCTTCAGACTTCTGTGACTTAGATTTTGAGTCTTCAGATTTCTAACTGTAAAACTTCAAAGCATGGAATCAACCACTAAAAAACCTCACCAGCTTAAAAATGGGCACGCCGTAGTATGTTATACACCACAAGATCGAGTTGAATTAATCAAAGCTGCTGATGTAGCCGGAATTGCAGTGTATTCAGCAACTAGACACTCTGCTTCTGAATATCCTGATTTATGCTGGAGTAATAATACACTTCAAGGTCTCAGTATATTACCAGGAGTATACTATAATTGGCTTCCCTTTGATGAATTCCTACTTCGAATTTATGGAAACTTTGAAAAGTCGAATAGTGTAGAAGTACCGGCAATACCAGATGGTAAAACTCTTGAATACGCTATACCGTTTGATTTTAAGCGTTGGAAAAGTGGCAATTTTGTAAGAATTGAAACTCTTGCCGGCGATAAAGTCGAAGAGTTACATGAATTCGAATTCGGTAAAGATCCTGTTGGGAGTCGTCTTACTTATCCGTTAGTTGGCTACATAGGCGCAAGTTTAAGTCTAAATAGCTTTACGCTGGATGGAAAATTCTGGAGTGACAGAGCCGATGAATATTCAAGAGACCTTCGATTGATTGTGATACCGTAGAATTTCTTAAATTCATACAACATGAAAAAACTTTGTGTGTTGTTTTGGATACTGTTGTTCATTTTAGCAGCAGTTACATTGCATATTTCCAATACGGATTTTTTCGTAAAAGTTGGGTATGAACCTGAGCCAGAAGAAAAACTCCCAACAAAGAGCGTTGAACAGATTGACTCTTTGGCTTCTGTGTATGCAGATCTTGAACGTAAGGTAGAGATTTTAAATCGATACCTGATGGTCAAGCACATTGAATACATGGAAGTTTGCAATCTGACATATTCACCATCAAAACCTTTGGAATACAAGCATGAGCCTTGATAAAGACCAGTTGAAAATGGAGAAGTTTTTGAACAGCGTTACAAATTCAGTGTACCTGTTGTCAAAAGCAAATCCATCAAAGAAATTGCTGAAAATGGAAGTGTCTGTAAAAGACGCTACATACGTTGTGGAGATCAAAAAGATTCGATAACTGACAGCAGCAAGGATGGCTAAAAAGTTTGATGGCGAAAAAATTGCCGCAATACGTACAATACTATCTTCATTGGGAGCACCATATCCTTTTGAAGTTGTAGCCGCACTTCGGAAAGTTCTCACAGATGAAAATGTTGAAATTCTGGATCTTGTTATGAATGACGTCCGATTGGATGGGCTCGTGATTAATCCACTTCCAAAGCCTCATCTTGTGAGCTTTCCGAATTTTTTGATTGCATGCATTAAAGAAGAATTGATAATGACTGATGAAGAAATATTCCATAGGAGCCACCCAGGCACCAGAAAAGGCATTATCCCTTCAGTAAAATCTTTTTTCTGTTGGTGCATGAGGCTCGAAACAAAATTTACCTATGAAGACATTGGGCATTACTTCGAGCCACCTATTGATCACAGTACAGTAATCCATCATTGCAAAAAGGCTCTGACAGCTATGGAAAATGATTTTCTCTGGAGAATTTCAGCAGAGAGAATTGCCAAACGTCTATATGCTTCCGGGTATGTGAAAACCTGGGCTGAAATGGAAAAGCATTTTGCTGAATACGATAATCGTGAACGTCCAAAATTCAGATAAAACCTTATGGAGGAAACAGTGACTACACCGCTAAAACCGGTAGATGCTGCTCGAGATCAGGAGCAGCGCATAGCCCTACGTGCTTGGGCTAAAAATGGGTACCGGGGATCAGTGATAGCCGGTACTGGATTTGGAAAGAGTCGTGTAGGTATCATGGCAATTGGAGAAATGCTAAGACTACACGAAGGCAGAGGACTTGTTCTTGTGCCTACTACACAGTTGCAGGATCAGTTTGCAACTCAGTTTCATGCTTGGGGATATTCAGATGTACTTGATAGAGTAGACATTTTATGCTACCAGACAGCTTATAAGTTGTTTGACCAAACCTGGACGGTTACCGTAGCAGATGAAGTGCATCTTGGACTGTCTCCAATGTACAGAGCAATTTTTGAGAAAAACACTCACGAACGATTGCTTTGTATGACCGCTACGTTACCTGAAGAAGACGAGTACCGAACACTTTTGGTGAATATTGCTCAGCCAGTGTACACAATTACGCTGGACCAATGTGTCGCCAGAGGATTTGTAGCTCCGTACCGTCTTTCTTGCATTGCAGTGCAGCTTACTGATGAGGAACTTGCTAAGTACAAAAAGGCAAACAATCTGTTTGTCTACTATAAACTTCAGCTTGGTCAGTTTGATGCATTCAATGAAGCTAATCGAATTTTAGGGTCTTCCAGTGCTACACCCGAGCAGAAAAAGAATGCTACACTTTTCTACAGCGCTATCCGGCAACGAAAAGAAATTGTGCAGCATGCTCAAAGCAAAATTGAGGTTACCAAGCAGTTGCTCTTAAAGTTTCCTGAGAAGAAAGCTTTGACCTTTGCTGGTACAAATAATTTTACTGACCTGATCAATAAAACTTTGCAAGAAAGTGACATTGATTCAGATCGGTATCACTCTCTCATGAAAGCCAAAGAGCGTCGAGAAGCATTGGAAAGATTCAAGCAGGGAAGTACTCGAGTATTGTGTTCAACAAAAGCTCTCAACCAAGGATTTGACGTTCCGGATGCCCAACTTGGGATCATTTGCGGACTGGATTCAAAAGCCTTACAAATGATTCAGAGAGTCGGCCGATTAGTGCGATTTGCCCCTAACAAAATTGGGGAGATTATCGTGCTCTATGTAGCTGATTCTCAGGAAGAAGTATGGCTCAAGAATGCAGTAAGAAATTTGTCAAACGTTGAGTGGATTGACCATGTTGATTCGTATATTTGAGTGCTTTACCGGCTAACCAATCCATCGAACATGATTATCGAGCTTGACACTGAGGTCCTCAGTAGCCTATCGCTGTCTCCGGACGAAATGGTGTACTTGCAAATTTTGTCAGTACAAGGAACCAACACTGGTCCATTGCCCGGGCAGATGGCTGTGAAGCTTTCGGTGGATCTTGAAAAGTTGGAAAACGATGGTTGGATAAAACTTGGTGAGGACGTGGTCCACTTGCGTGAAAGGTTTTTTTCTTTGAAAGGAAACTTTGAACAACAGTGGGCTGCGTTACTTTCCAGATTCCCAATCAAAGTAAGTACAAAAGAAGGGGTACGTGTTCTACGTGCTGCAGATCCAGATTCAAATTCAAATGCAAAAGCCAAAAAGAAGTACAAAGCAATCGTTTCCAAATCACCTGGATTGCATGAACGAATCTTAAAAGGTTTGGAAATAGAGCTGGCGTTAAAACGTCAAACAAACTCTCTTGGCTACATGCAAATGCTTGACACTTGGATCAATAACAGCACGTGGGAAAAGTATCTGTCGTCAGATGTAAAATCCAATTCCGATACCGATGAATCTAACTCCGGAAGGATTACAAGACTTCTCTGATCTTTCAGAGTCTTTGAAAGATTTTCAGCATATCTCTGATTCAGTAGATACTGCTTTGAATGTTATTCAAGAGGCTCAGAAAGGTAATCGAGTTGTTTTTCCTACAAAGTGGCCGAGACTCAATCGAAATCTTTTGGGAGGTTTACAGCCTGGCAAAATGTATGTAATTGCGGGACGTCCTGGGGTAGGTAAGAGTGCTTTTAGCAATCAACTGCTCTTTGACGTTTTGGAAGTCAATCAATCGAAAAATTTAGTAGTTCTCTACTGGTCTTTCGAGATGCCAGACTACCAACAAATTATGAGATCTGCAGCTCACTATCTAAATAAGCAGATCTCTGAACTTTACAGTTTGGAGCAAAAAATGTCCGATGCTGAAATCGAACAGTTTAAAACTTCAACCAATCACTTTCGAAAGTATCCTGTGTACTTCTGTTCTATTCCTCAGAACATGAATAAAATCAAGGAGACTGTTCAGAAGGTAAACATTCGGTACCCTCATCACACTGTAATCAATCTGTTTGACCACAGCCGATTGATTCTTGGGTCAGAGGATACAGAATTACAGAAATTGAACACTATTTCCAAAACTTGTATGTGGCTACAGGCCAGGACAGGGTGTATCAATATTCTGCTGTCACAGCTCAACAGAAATATCGAATCTGAGTTTCGTGCCAAAAATCAGTATCAGCCGTTGCTCACTGATCTCTTCGGCGGAGACTCTATTGGCCAAGATGCTCACGTAGTTATGATGTTGCAGCGACCATTCGATTTATATGGCATTACTGATAAGTACTGCGGTCAGGATCCCCAAGGTCTATTGGCTTGCCATGTAGAAAAAAACAGGGATGGAGTATTAGGTATGATCCCCTATGAATCCAATCTTGCTACGTTCTCTATCGAAGAACGTAAATAAGCACAAGTAAATCATTTTCAAATCATTCAAAAGTCACTGTAAAAATCATGGCAGAATCACAAGCGTTTTCACTTCCGACTGAAGCAGTGCCGGCAAAGAGAAAGAGTCCTAAAAATCTCGTTCTGTACGGCCAACCTAAAATCGGAAAAACAACAGCTGTTGCAACACTGCCTAACTGTCTTATTATCGACTTGGAGATGGGAACAGACATGATCTCAGCTCTTAAAGTTCAGGTAAATAACCTGAAAGAACTTTCAGCCCTTGGCAAGGCTATTAAGGATGCTGGAAAGCCCTACAAATACATTGCTGTGGATACTGTAACAGAGCTCGAAAGTTGGTGTGAGGCAGAAGCAAAGGTGTTGTATAAAGCAACTCCAATTGGTAAGAATTTTGACCCTGAAAACAAGGGAATCTCAGTTCTTACTTTGCCCAAAGGAGGTGGGTATTTGTACCTCCGGATAGCCATTCAGAAATGGATGAGTGCTATTGAGCAACTGGCCGATCACATTATTTGGATTGGTCACTTGAGAGACTCCAATATCGAAAAAGCAGGCAAAGAAGTTGCTGCAAAAGATCTGGATCTCACTGGTAAAGTCCGAAACATTGTGTGTAAAGATGCTGATGCAGTAGGATACATTTTTCGTGAAGAAGGAAAAACGATGATTTCCTTTAACTCCAACGAAAATGTAAACGCCGGTTCCCGGTGTGAGCATTTGCGCGGTCAGGTCATGGAACTTGACTGGAGTAAAATTTTCATCGACTAACAACGAACACTCTAAAACATAATCTCCATTATGGCAATTGATGCCCAAATGCAGCCGACTACTCCGGCCGCAAATCTCGCTGAAGCTGCTGCTCCTAAGGAGCCGCGCCGTATCAAAATTTCTGAAATTCTCTCTGACCTGGAAAACGGTTTGGAGCGTGAAGACATTCAGAAAAAGTATGACCTGCGTCCTACCGACATAACTGAACTCTTCAAGCACCCAAAACTGAAAGGCAAGCGTGCAAAGAAGAAAGTTACTCGTCTGATCATCATTGATGACGAAGAAGCAGGTGTTATCTCTGCATCGACAGAACTGCCAACTGCTCCGGCAGAAGAACTGGAAAACTGAATTACAGCGGATGTGAGGTATAAGTTTTTTTATCCTCCTCCACTGTCTGAAATTTTCCAGAAGTTGTCAAATCAAAAAGTCAAACGAACAACAATCTACAAACAAAATGGCAGTTCAGTCAAATAATTCTGATGAAGCAGTAGTAGGTTCGTATAGCCTGTACGCAGGTATTGCGACCGTCTCTGTTCTGGCCGTAAATCCTTCAAAGGACGAGCTGGCCAAAATTGGCATCAATGTTCAAAACGAACCTGAGTATACAGTTTCGTTTTCCGATGACACATTCAACAAGATTGTGTTCTGGGTGAAGAGCGAAGAGCCTGATTTTACTTCCCGAATCGAAATTCTTGTTCAACCAAAAATGCGAACCAGCAAAGATGGTGGCAAATCCATGTGGGTGAACAATATTGGTCAGATCACATGGTCTGATCAGGTTCCAGGATACGATTGGTGGAAGAATCCTGACAAGTCCCGGAAAGCATATGTTGGTGAGGACACTCTCATCAACTTGCTCAAGGCTTGGGCTAACGTAGCAAATGGCGGTGAGGTATCTATTGACACCCCAACCAAAGTGTTTGCCGGCGACGTTTCCGAGCTGAAAGGTTATGTGGAGCATCTGAAAGAAAATCGTTTCCGTGTACTCTTCGGAGTAAAGGACGAAAAGTACCAGGTAGCTTACACCAAGCACTTCGGCCGGCTCAAGCCAGTTCGTGATGACCTGTTCATCAAGGAACTGAATGATGAGTATGGGTCTTTCAAAGCATGGTATCCGAAAAATCTTCAACTCATTGCTTTCAAGCCAGAGCTTGTCGCTCCGGATCCTGAAAACTACGAGGTGACTGAAGAGGCCGGACCAGTTACAGCAGCGGAAACCAACGCAGCTGACGATCTTCCGTTCTAACGGTCAATTTCTACAAAGATTTGGGGGCTCTTATACAGGAGCCCCCTTTCTTTGTAAATTTCATCCGAAATGATACAGGCTAGGGACAGCAATTCATATCTGCACAAAGATGTGATCCTGAGCATGATTTCTGAATATGACATTTTCAGGTTTTACTGTAATCCTTTTCGTGATGTGAACCATCGATTTTGCAGTGAACTCAGAAAGGACACTAACCCTACTTGTAAGATTGTTTTCCTTCGAGGAAAGCTGATCTACAAAGATTTTGCTACTGGAGATGCTCTTGATTGCTTTGATTACATCTGTAAGAAATTCAATCTTACTTTCATTGAAGCATTGAAAGTTGTAGATGCAGATTTTGGGTTAGGGCTTACTACCGGACAGTCGTTAAAACCAGCAGTTGCCATGACTTATGGAAACGTTGAGTACCGACCGCCGGTAGAGACTAAGTTGCAAAAAAGACAGCGGCCGTGGATCCAGGCAGACAAGGATTACTGGGCACAGTTTGGAATCAGTATTGAGTTGTTGGAAGCGTATAACGTAGAAGCAATAGATCATTACTGGATCAACGATGACCGGTACAAATGCAAAAGCCTTGGCTATGCCTACAAATTCGGTCCAAGAATGAAAATCTATCAGCCTTTGGAGAGCAGAGAAAAGAAGTGGATAAGCAACACTAAAAAAACGGATTTGCAGGGGTACGAACAGTTACCTGCAACCGGAGAATTGGTTTTACTTGCCTCATCTTTAAAAGATGTGATGACACTACGGTCTCTTGGGTATTATGCAATTGCAATGCAGGGAGAATCGATTGTTCCTGATGTAGAGTTGATCCATAGATTGCAGCAACGATTTAAGTTGGTAGCAGTTCTTTACGATAACGACTTTACCAAAACGGACAATCCTGGGCAAACCATTGCCAATAAGGTATGTGCAACATATCACTTGCTGAACATTGTATTACCATCACATTACAAATCCAAAGACATCTCTGACTTTGTTCGAGATCATGGAAAACAGGCGGCCCTTCGTATCATTCGTATTCAGTTACCAATTACAATCTATGAGAACGAAGAACTACCGTAACAGCCGCAACAAAGGACAACTGCGTGCCACCAAAAAAGATCAGGCCCTGCCAAGCAAAAAGAACAAGAAGATCAAAAATGCTCAGGCTCTGACTGTAGATGGGATTGAATTCAAATCCCGTCTCGAAGTTTATACCTACCAGCAGCTTTTGAAGTATAACCTGGTTGCTGATTACGAACAGCATAAGTTTCAACTCGTGGAAGGGTTTCATTACTCCGGACCATGCCTTGAAAATACTGTTCGTGGAGTACTTCAGGACAATTGCTCTGGCGGTAAGAAAACTTTGGGGATCACGTATAAACCGGACTTTGTTTGTGTGGATCCGGATACCAAGAAAATCCGATGGGTAATTGAATGTAAGGGTTATCAAAATGATAGGTTTCCACTTGTATGGAAAATGTTCAAAAGGCTGTTCATCGAACAGGAGAACCCCTGTCCTCTTTTCAAGCCCAGAAATCAGTCTCAAGTCAATCAGTGCATTAAGATGATTCTGGAATACGAAGCATCTCTCAAAACTTAATTCATACCAGACACCTCACTATGAGTGTAAAAACCATTGAAGAGGAGTATATTGGTAAAGACACTGGAGTTGCAAAGAAGATTAATGCCGGCGCCACACGTTTGGTCTTTGATATTTTGCAGTCAACTCAGTATTCTACACCCATACCCTCAACTGTTCGAGAGCTGGTGGTCAATGCATTTGACTCTCAGCGTGAAAAAGAAATTGCGATTGAAATTCTTACCGGCCAGAAAAAAGTAGAAGACTACTACATTACCCGGGAAGGAGAGCAATACGCTGACTCTAACTTCAATCCTGACTATTACGATCTCAGCCGATTGGATACAGTAAACAATACAGTCGAAGTTGTGTACGAGCACAACCCGGGCGTAGGTTACTGTGATCGTTTTCGGATTAAGGATTATGGTGTTGGAATTGGAGCGCGTCGTTTAGAAGGTGTCCTCGAGCTTGGATATTCTACTAAACGCAATACATCTGAGAACTTTGGTGCATTCGGGTTAGGGGCAAAAGTTGCTCTTTCAACCGGAGTGGATTATTATGTTCTCGAAAGTGTGTACAATGGCAAACGAGTGAAAGCTCATTGCTTCAATTACAAGACTGACTTTGTAATTCCCAGATTTCGTGCAGATGGCACGGAGAATCCAAAAATGACTTTGAGTGATGGTACCACCATTTACTACGAAGAAGTTGATGGATGCAACTGGACAGAGATCAGTTTTGGTGTTAAGAAACACAATTCTGTAAGGTTCAAAGAATCTGTTGTAGAGCAGTTGAACTATCTTCAGAATGTACGTTTCTGGGAACGACTGGAGTCTGGTGCAATGCAGGAAGTCTATTTTAAAACTTCTGTGCTGTACGATTCAGAAACCATGATCGTCAGCAAAAGCACAGGGCTCGCCCGGCCCCACATCGTTATCGTTAAAGGAAAGAATTCCAGCAGCGGTATCAATTATGGGTATGTGGATTTCAAAGAGCTCGAAATGGAAGAGCTTTTCGGGCCGGTAGGGTTTAAGTGCCCTATTCGACAGACCTACGTGAATGATGATGGAGAAGTGGTAGTTGTTCAGGACGGTGTAGATGTGACTCCATCTCGGGAAAAAGTAATCTGGAGTGAATCCACGAAAGCTTTTGTCCAGGATATGTTGCGCCGGGCTGCGGCAGAAGTATCAGAACTTGTGAGTACAGAGCTCAGTCAAACAGACTTCCTCAAGTGGCTTGAAGCAGCCATGGCAGTAGCTAATGGGCGCAGTAAAACTTCTGACAAGTCTGAGGCTATTCTGGTTACTCTTTCAAGGGTAATCGATACTAAAAGCTTGAGGCTGCAGTACAGCGGTTCTAAGGGAATTTACTTTACCAACACACTGAATTTGTTTCAGTATTTTGATGTAAAGATTCACAGACTTGTTCCTGCAAGTTTCAATGCCTATGATGTAATCGAAGAACTCGAAGGAGATGTTTCAGAGCATGAAAGCATTGCTGAGGATGGTGAGTCCGGGTTAAAAGGATTCAAACTGATTTCCAAAACCTACTCCACCAAATCAGATCCTCCACTTACAGCGGAGCATATCTTCCACCGTGAAAAAATTGTCTCTAAGCTGCGAAGTCATTACATTCTCAACGAGTATTTGAAAAAGACTACTGGCAGCACTTCGGACTACTACATTACAATTCGAAGAAAAGCAACAGGAAGCTTTCTTACGGATATTCTGCCCGAGAATCGAAAGACTTACGAAGAGGGAATTGTGAAGCAGCAAGATCTGATTGAAAGCTTACTCAGCAAATCTTCACACTACAAGTTTCTGGATGACATTGAAGTTCCTGAGGAATATAAGGATGTGTTTAAAACAGCCGCTGCAGCTGAAGAGCATAAGCAAGCTATGAAAAACATGAGTCCTGCTGAAATCAGGGAAATGTTTGAAGAGATAGTTTGTTACACAGTTCGTCCTGAGCATCTTAGAACTCGTCATTATGATATGAAGGATCTTGAAGATTCTTTTGTGTGGGACAAAATAGAACTTCCGTTCAAATCCCTTTTGGAGTGTAAGAGTACAATTTACTACGGTACTAATGAAGATGAGCTGCTTTTGAAAAAAGTAGCTGCCATTATTCAACCTTCAGCGCCGTCTGTTGCAGACATCTACAAAGATTCATCATCCAAATTTAGCTTGCGCACTTCAAGTGATAACAACCCAAAATTGTTCTTTTACGAATATCCGCCGTCTCGACTGCGATTGGGTGTAGACTCTGAAGGATTCTTAACGTGGCAGGACGGTGGTAGCCCCACAGACGTAGGAACGCAGCTCTCTAAAACACCTATCAAAGCATCTCAGGTTTTGAAGGTTAATACTGCACTTGCAGCAAAGCTGAGCAAATTAAATCTGCCGCACCTTCGTCCTGTTGATGAATTCTTTTTGGCCGAAAATGAAAAAGGAGAACTTACATGTGCTCCTGAAATGAAACAGTTTCTGACTGCATACTACATACAGAAAATTTTCCCAGAGCACACTGAAATAGAAAGGTTTACACAAGTCTTTGATGTACCGTATCTCAACGAGAACTATCCCGTTGCGTACAAAATCATTAAAAGATTTGTAGCAGAAATATTTGAGTATGACACTTATTTCCGGATTCAAATTCTTTTGCGAACTCCGGAATTTATGTCTACTTTCGAGAAGTATATCAAGTTCCAACTCTTTTGTGCCATGCCTGAAGATCAGCAGGAAGGGTATGGAGGAAAGGAACAGGTTTCGGAAGAACTTTTTGTGCTTTCTGACATTCCCGGGGCAGACTTTATCAGCCTTGACATAGTTCAGGTTTCTGAATTCTGCGAAGAGTTTTCACAAAGTGCAAAGTACTTACTCGGTAGAGTTGAAAATGGAGAAAGCGCTGCACTTTACGGCGACTACACCTCAACTGAATACCAGAAGCAAGTTGAAACGTACCTTAAAGCTGTGGGTGCGTTGGCAGTTGAACTTCCGTTGACAGCAATAGAAAATCTCAAAAAGCAACACCCTGACTTATGATCACCATCAATGTGATTGATAATCAAATTGTAGGTTCTTGCGGAGAAGAAGCGTTTACCGTTCCTTTTACCAAAGAGCTTTACGAAAAGATTCAGCACCTTGCCGAAAAAGGCAATACTGCTGAAAACATGGCAGATTACACTGCTGTGGTAGCGGAAATTACAGAGCTCACAAAATATGACGCTTCTCAGAAAATTCAGGACCGGCATCCGAACATTTATGTTCAGCCGGGCACCGGAAAGTTTTTCCTGAAGAATGGAGATGTAGTTTCGTCTGTGCCAATGCCAAAACCATTGGTGGATCGTATTTACGATTCCATGGACAAAGACATCGACTTCGATCCACTGATCAAAATGTGGGTGCGTTGGATGCGTAACCCAATCCTGCACAAGAAGATGAAAGCCGGCACAGGAGAACGCTTCTCTGCACGCTTCTTTTCTTTCGTGAATGCAAAGTACATGCACCCGGGGCTGAAAGCCAAGCTCATGAAAGAGCATGGATATTCTGAAGAAGTGGCAGCAGAAAAAGCTACCATCTATCAAATGAAGATCACTGCAGAAGGTCTTCTCAATGGTTATAAAGTATCCAAAGAGATCCTGGAAAAATTCAATCCGGAGACCGGTGAAAAAGAGCCACGCTACAAGCGTACTTTCAACATCAACACCGGAGAAATTGAATCTGACGGACTTCCAGAATTCGTGGAAAATCGTCTGTTTCAACCCGCTGTTATGGGTACTAATGGGGATCCTTTTTGGTGCATAGGTATAAATGGATTCAAAAAGCCAGGACATTTTATCCGTGTCGGATGTGTACACCGTCTTGACAGTTGGGATCAGGTAAACACAAATGATGAAGCCGCTTGCGTAAAAGGCCTTCATGTTGGTGGCCTTATCTACATCAACAACTACTCTGGAGAAGTCCATAATATTTTCGTGGATCCTATGCACATTGGTGCAGTTCCGGAAGGTGGTGATGGTGCCATCCGTTGCATTCAGTACTTCGTGCATTCCAGCTTGGCTGGGGTGAATGGTTCCATTTACCATTCGTCCAAGTATGCCAACATGACTGATGCTGAGTGGAATGACATGCGTACTGTAGCCATTGCAGAAATGGAGGCAGCATCTGCAAAAATCGAAGGTGAAAAGCAGGAACTGACAAGCCTTTAATCCTTTCTATTATGGACACACCTGTGAGTGAGACTCGTGAGAACGTGTGCCTTATAGATGGAGATAGCTTGATCTACTATGAAATGGGTAGCTCGACTTTGGAAATGGCCATATCTGGTTTCAACTCCAGAGTCGAGACTATTCTGCATGCCTGCTCGACAACCAAGTATGTAGGATTTCTTACATCTACTGAGAAGTTTCGTACTAAAGTCGCAACTTCATACAAAGCAAATCGAGTACACAAACCAAAACCTCCAATCTTTTATGCATTGCAAAAGCATGCGGAGCAGTTCTGGAGGTTTAAGTACTTTGATGGGCTCGAAGCTGATGACTTAGTAGCGTACTATAAATACTCAAGTGGTGTAGACCCTACAAAAGCGATTATCTGTTCTCCAGACAAGGACGTTCTTTACCAATGTTCCGGAGAGCACTACAATTATCGTACAATGGAGATCGTTAAAACGACTCCTGAAGAAGCTGTGAGATTTTTGTGGAAGCAAGTTTTAATGGGTGATGCAACAGATTGCATAGGTGGACTACCAGGTATAGGAGATAAAACCTCTGAGAACTGGTTAGCCGGCCGAACCAAGGAGTTCGAAACCTTTGCATTGAAAAAGTATGTTGAGAAGTTCGGAGTAGTAGATGGACTCTTTGAGTTTCATAAAACTTTCCGACTTGTCTACTTGTTGAGAACACCTACCGATATTCTTCGTGAAGTCGGTTATGCGCTCCCGCCAATATCTGATTTAATTAATCAAACTCCCGATTCCAATGAATCCGATGAATCCTGGTCCGAGTCTCCATGGTAGTATTTCTTACCGTGTGCTCAATCCAAGAATTGTTCAGATTTCTGGACCGGTATCCTTATTCAATAAGGAGCTGAATGAGTCGGGTGAGATTGTAAGAATCTTCAGACAAGATGGAGAAGATTTTAAGGTTCCTGGGATAGTGCTTCCAAAACCAAAGACTCCATTTCGGATAAACCATATCGATCAAATCTCTGCCGGAGGTAAAGTTGTAGTTCCTGTGAACTTCAACCTGATTGTTGCGCGGGCCACTAAAAGCATGACATTTCTCTTGCCTTTATTAGGTGGCTACGCTGCATCGTACATGAATAAATCCCATCTGGTAAATGTGTTTATGGGAATTGATGGTGGTCCTGAAGAATGCATTGCACTACTCTATCGATTCTCGGCTACTGCTGAATTTGCAAAGCTTGAAGCAAGACTCAAAAGTTACAAGAACTTTCTGTATGTAAAAGACACTGATCCACATCATGTGCTTTACGTATTTGAAGTTCCTGATACTGGAAAGAATAGCTATACAGCTTTCAGAGAGGGAAAGTACTCAGAGATGGATGACATGACAAAACTTGGCATTTTACGCTTTCACAATTATGACATGAAAGGTGAGACTGCTGCAGTGCTGTTCAAACATCCTGAGCGCCGGGAACAGCTGAACGAAATGTTGGGTGCGACCCTTCCGGAGGATGCAGAGCTTTTATCTGCACCCAGTTTAGAACAAGAAATTTTCCGAGCAGAATTTTATCACACAAAAACCTATAAATCCAATAAACATGGCTTTGATTGACCAATTAGGGGACTGGGCTCCGGTATATGCAAAAGTTGTTGCAGAAAACCAGGAGCAATTCAATCGCCTGACGTCAGTAGTAAAAGCCGCGAGGACCTCAACCACTGTCTATCCGGACAGTGGTGAGGTACTTCGTGCTTTCAAACTGACACAACTTAAAAATGTCAAAATTGTGATCATTGGACAAGATCCATATCACAACGGTGCAGCAACAGGGCTGGCTTTTGGTGTACGCCAGGGATTTAAAATCAACCCAAGTCTTCAGATTATTTACCGGGAATTGCTGAGAAGTCATTCTTTGGAAAGCTTTGAAAACTTCGATTACAGTTTGGAGCACTGGGCCAGGCAAGGTGTACTGTTGCTGAATACCACACTCACGGTAGAAAAAGGCAGACCGAATATTCATCAATCACATTGGGAATGGTTTACAAAAGCCATGATCAAAGAACTTACTGTACGAAGATCCGGATTGATTTTTATGCTGTGGGGAAAGTATGCCAAAGAAGCGTTTTTGCCGATTATCAAAGAAGCAAACGAGCTTGAAGCTGCTAATCACATTACTCTTCTTGCCGGGCACCCAGCTGCTGAGGTATACAATCCCGGAAGCAAACTGTTTTACGGCACTAACTGCTTTGTAAAAGCAAACGAAATTCTTTCAACTGACCCATTGGCCACTCAAATCGATTGGCTTGGTGGTAACAATCCTACACTGTAATGCAAGTAACTGTTTGTTTACTGTTGTGCACAGGTCTACCGGAAGAATGGCTTGTGACTGAATCTCCTGAAAAAGCTGCACGTTGGGTACGCACTCAAATTGCAGAAAGACTTGCCAGGCCTTGGCTCATGCCCGGGACAAAGGCAACGGCAGAAGATTTGGCCGAATGGTTCAATAGCAGGTACTCAGAAGGAGGCGGTAAATACGAACTGCATGTCCATCAAACAGTTGTGCAGTAATTTCAGAAATTTCTAATACCTTTACATCAACATGAACAGAGAGATATTGTTTCGCGGTCTTCGGACTGACGGTAAGGGATGGGTGTATGGATGTCTTGTTATCGTTGAGCAATCTTGCTTTATTCACCGATCCGAAAAAAGAAAAGGTAGTCTTGACGATTTTATTTGGCAAGAAAGCGTCGAAGTCCTCCCCTCCTCAGTAGGTCAGTTCACCGGAGCGCCCGGTAAAAACGTGGACAAGGTTTGGAAAGGCGACAAGGTAGATGTTGGTGACGGAGTGACTCGTGTGGTGGTTTGGGACGATTACGATTACGGGTTCACGCTTTCGCCTATTTACGAGGCGCTAACATTTGGCGATTTGGCCGCAAGAAACAGACTTTATGTGACCGGCAACATTCACGAAGGAGGTAATCCATGAACTACGAACAAATCAAAGAAACCCTCGTTGCGCGGGGAAAAGAAAAAAGCGCGTGTGCCGATCAGTACAAAAGACTACTCAAAGCCTCTAATATCCAAGAGGTATTAAAAGTCGTCGCAGACAACTTCGTTTGGTGCTGCAATCACGGCGTTATCGAACCGGAATTGCTTACAGCTATCGGAAACGAGGAGCTGAACAAGGCTAACATTTGGTTCAACCAAAACGCAAACAGCGGGTATTTGTACGCCTACGGTTCAGCAACGGTCAGAGCCTACGGTTCAGCAACGGTCAGAGCCTACGGTTCAGCAACGGTCATAGCCTCCGATTCAGCAACGGTCATAGCCTCCGATTCAGCAACGGTCGAAGCCTCCGGTTCAGCATATATCAACTCATACTCAAACGTTGAACACAAGGTGTCTGATAAGGCTATTTTGAGGTATTACTACACCGGACGGATAGTTCTTGGTGACGGGTTGAAAAAAGAAAACGTGACGGGAGGACAGCCATGACCGACCAACGACTACCAATTTCCTTATGGAAATACTACCGGATGAATTATCTTGTGCACGCTATTGTGCTTTTGGTAATTCTTGTGTTTGCTGCTGCTGAGCAGAACTTTGTAATCGTTGGATTCTGCACACTGGCTATTGTCACAACAATCATTGGCGCCTGGCTTAAACACAAAGTCTATCTAAAGCACTTCGAAAAAGAACGTGATAAACCTTCAAACTCCAGACTCTGATGGAAGCAACAAAATTTTTATTCTGGCTACTTTTTGTAGTGATATCAGCCATAGCCGAAGCGGTGATATTTCATCACTTCTATACTGGTAGTAAACCACACAAAGAAAAGCCTCGTATTGATGAACACGTGTGGCTTAGCTTGCTGCTGGCAGCAGTGTTTATCGGAATTTTCATCGACTTTAAGCCGATACCAAACTTGATCATTTGCATGCTGACATTTCCGTTCATTCACGACGGAATCTACTACGAAGTTCGAAACTTCATGAACCCACACATTTTCCAAAAAGGCTTTTTGGATCAGTCAACTACGACAGATGCAACTATAAGCCTTGGTCCAGCAGCCAGAATCTGGCTTTTTTGTATGGGAATTTTGGCATTCATAGTAGAGTACTGGCAAGTAAAAGAAATTTTGTAATATGGATAAAGAAATATTCTTCATCATCGTGGCTATTGTCGCGGTTGTGCTTTACAAGAACAGAAAAACTCCAATGGACGAATAACTGCTATGAAGAACATCGTGGATACTGATGCATGATCATCGTACAAAACTATAAAAGGGGCGAAAGCCCCTTTTTTTATGCCCCTGGCAGCAAGAAGTAGATTACTTCGATGCTCCGATAGGAAGTTCGAACCATTTTGCAGCGTCTTCAGGAGTCCTGGATTTTTCGATACCATTGACAATTGGAAGAAGCTTCTCAAGCTTGGCCAGAAATTTACTGTCTCCTTTCTCGTGAGTGCCTGATGCACGTTGATAGTACAGTCCGGAATCGTCTCCGGTTACAAGTGCCGGCACCTGTTCGTACATGATGTGGTGCACAAGATCCGCGGTAGCTTGTATAGGTCTTACTGCAGCTGACGGGGACACTGCCATTCGAAGAAATTCCATCGGCTTGATAAATTGCGTCAATTCAGTCTGCATTCGAAGGGCCTGGTAAAGCACGAAGTTTTCTGCATAACTCAATTCTTCATCTTCGTCATCACCGGTAAGTGCCATTATGATAACTGCACATGTCAGGTAAAAAGAAGCTTGTACACTGAGACGTTTTACATTCTGCTTCTCCATGTCTGTCATCATGTTGTATACAGAGATGAAATTGCCACTTTTTTTATAGCTCTCTTTCATGAGCCGGCCAAAGGTGTGAAGCAAGCCTTCATTCAACGTGCCGAGTTCGAGATCTCTGTGTATCCCGGCCCCCATTCCATGTCCATGTCCCCAGTACTTTCGAAGCGTAGGTTGAAAGTATCTCCGAAACAGAAGCATCAACTTTCCATACCAACGTCTTTGCAGTACAGCATTGTCAAATTTCTGCTTTACCTGGTTGGTTTTCTTTGTCAGTCCGGATATCCGGTCTCGAATCTGAATTCGAATAGCTTTAGCGTTGGCCACTTTGTCCGAAATTTTGAATCGACCAGTCTTTTCATCTTTCTCGAAAACATCCCATACACTGGCCGGCTGACCTTTTTCATTCATGATCACTTTACCGTCAGCGGCTTTCAGTTTTCCAGTGTACGAATGCAGGATTGCAAGCATTCGAGTTACTGATGTTTCGTTTTCTACTACAGCCTGCAAAGACATTGGGATTTTGCCGGCAAGTTTGAGTGCTCTGGGACCAGTCTTTTTTTCCATACTGACTCCTAACACTTCTCCAAGAGCATCGAAGTACTCAACAGCTTGTCCAAGCTTCGAGTTCGGAAAAAATGCACCAAGATCTTTCACCTGTGACATTCCTGAAAGACCTAAGTGGTATTCAGATTTGGCCCAAGCAAGGTCCTTGTTACTGAAATACTGACTTGACACAGACTCTTCTAAAAGACGAACGTTGTCAAGTAATAATTGGTTTGTTGTCTGCAGTGTGTTAAAAGCCAGGTTGTTCATGGCTGTGTACCCTGCAACTTTTCCAGCAAGCTTGTTACCTTCCCATTGCTTCCCGAGAAACTCAAAGTTAGATCGGATATCCTGCTCGTTAAAGAACATGGAATCTATCCATTCAGATAAATGTTTGAAGTTGTAACTTGCATCTAGCTTAGTCTGATGTTTTACTCCTGCAATTTTTTCTGAGAGCCTGTAAGCAATTGGATTGTTGGCAGTATTTACTTCAAGAGTTTCTCGCTTTTCAATAATATCTCTCATCAGCATTACAGATCCGTGAATTTCGGACTTGTGCTTATAGAGATTGGCCATTCCGGAGAACATTACTACTGAAGTAGCAATGTCCCTGGAAACTTCTTTAGAGCTCATAGGCTGCGTAAAGAACACCGGTACTTGCTTGTGCCTTGCTTCCCGGTTAATGTTGATCACATCTCCATAGTTTACGTCAGAAGCAAGAAACTGTGTAGCTTCTCGAGCCTGAAGCTTTGCAGTGGAAATAGCGCCTTTGCTTTGTACTTGCTCAATTGCGCCAGTCAAAATGCTGGGAACCACATAGGAGAATTCATCCCAGCTGTTTTTGACCATTCGGTTTTTACCAATGATTTTCTGAGAAGCTTTGTACTGATCAAGTAATGTATTGTAGTATGCAAACGCTGCCGGATTGTTTTTGAGAGCTTCGTACTTTGGATTGAGGTATTTGTCGTTTGGTCGAACTGCCCAACTCTTGAATTGTTTGCCGGAAGGAGAGTAGATTTTAGAGATCATGGAATTGACCTCTTGCAACTCTTGGGTGTAATATGATGCCGCCTCTGGGCTATTGCCCGGCTTACGAAGTTGCTCTTTTATATGCTCTACTTTACGAAGCAACTTTTGCAATTGCTCTTTTGCATGCTCAGTAGGCTCACTGTTCTCTTTGTACCAAGCTGCAACATCGGCATAGTAGAATCGTACTGCAGTCTTATTCTTCAGCCACTCTTCCATTCCCTCTCTGTCTTCAGGCTTTTTCCATTTAGCGGCAAGAGCTTTGTACATGTCACTTTCAGCCTTCTTGTATTTGTCCACATCGTATGGCTGGACAAATGTGACCATTTCGATTTCATCGTATTCTTCAGTGCCGTAATTTTTTATCCGGTAGGTTTTTGTTTCCAGAATGTCTTCATTGAACTTTTCTGGGTTGACGTCCATACCTTTTACTTCTGAAAACTTTCGATAGGCCTCACCAACAGCATGAATGGTTTCCTGAGTGTCATCGTTTGCCTCGTAGAATTTTGTTTTTACGAGTTTGGTGAAAAGTTGCAAACCGGCTTGCGATGAATAAATCAAAGGATCCATCAGGTAACTGTACCGGGACTTATCCTTTTGAGCCTCTCGTAATTCGTTTATGAGCGTGGCCCGACCAATACGTTTGTTTTCTAGTTGCTGTATGTTGAGTTCGATTTTCAGATCGAATGCTTCTTCATCTGTAATCTTTTTTTCTTTCCGGGCTTTCTCAATTGCAATGAATTCATCGTCTTTCTCGATTGCAATCAATCGTCGGTTCTTCTTGATGTTGTCTTGCAGCTCTTTTATCTGATCGTTGATTTCCGGGGTATGATATTCCAGAATCAAATCTACAATCAGGGGTATGGCAGATTTTACATACTTGTTGTGCACTTGTTGCATACCATCGATCGAATAGACCAATCGATTTTCAAGTGTATTTACAGCCTCAAGCTCTTCAGCACTGGCAGGAGTTTGATTTCTACCCATAGCTGCTTTCTTTTCAGCGACCAGATTTCGAATCTTGGTCATAATGCTTTTCTCCGGATCCATTCCCCCATAAAAGTCAGAGATGTATCCACTGATTGTGTGCAGCTGTGTAATAAGCTCAAGTCTTTCCTCCTCGCTGATGTTTGGTTTTTCATCATTTGGTGTGTCAAGTGGATATACCTGTTCAACACGTTCCAGTCGGTTCTTTGAAGCCTCAAGAAGTTTGGAGCTGTACTCCACAAATTCAGAAAGGTGCATGACGTCTTTTACAGTCGCCAACTTTGTTTTCATAATATTGAGAGCGTCCGATACTTTTTCATTGCCCTCAGTTCTTTCGAGTTTCATAATTGCACCATTGAGTGCAAACTCAACGTCTTTTACTACACTCTGCAGATTAGATTCATTTCCAGCACCGCGGCTGTCTGCGGCCAGGCTTTCAAGTGATCCATAAAACTCTGATCGATTGAAGCGTCCCTGCAAAAGCTTTTTGGTCAATGCCTCTACGGCCGACTCTTTTGTAGGAATTCCAAGTGCTTCGGACAGTGCACGGACAATTCGATTGAAAATGCGTTGAAACAGATTCGGATTTTTACGATTCAGTCTGGCACCTGACAATCCCATGGCAGTAACAACTACCTCTTTGTCCAATCCTTCTCCGGACAATTCCGGATAAGCTTTTTGTACTTGTCTGTACAGTTCAGTACCACGGAGTTCAGAGATTGCTGCAGCTACAGCAGGATGTGACACACTTAAAAGCTCTACCAGAATGTGTGCAGGCTCGTGAATGTGAGTGTCATCCTGCATTTTGAGTGGATTCAGTCGAATGACTGCTCCGGTAGCAGACGTAGCTTCAACCCGGCCAAGCACAGGAAGCTCCGGATCGACGATGATCTGAACTTCAATTCCCTGCTCAGCAAATGCGTTCTGCATGAAAGCAATCTGTCCTGCTACATCTTCTGGAAACTCGGTAGAAGTAGTAGCAACAGATTTTTCAGTATCAAAACTATCTACTTGATTGCCTACAAATCGCTGTACAATCTGCCCCTCTCTCAGCGCTGCCGGGGCTTTAGCCTTTGCTGCAGCATCGATGTATCTGCGATCGTATCGTGTCTTTGTATCGTTAATGACTTCTATGGCTGCAGGTCCTACTTGAGCAGGTGTCAGAATTGACATTACTTGCCCGGAAAGACTTTCCAGTACAGACTCATTTACGTATACATGGAACCCATGGCTTGCTATAAGTCCATTTGCACTACGGATATAGGGTACATCTGCAATGTTGGACATTTTACCCACAAAACCCTTTAAGGTAATAAGAGGCTTTTGAACATTATAGTTCGTGGTGATCAAAGCATTGACTGTTGCAACAGCGTGCACTGTCTCGAGCTTATCAAGAACTTGTCCTTTTGGAGTAACCAGCGCTGCGTCTACGAGAGGTTTGAGCACCTCTTTAGCTGTAGGAATTTGCCGTGCATTAACTGCATCTACCACAGCAGACATCATCCTGCTGACAATTGGATTTTCTTTCAGCTGACCGTTAGGGTCCAGATACTTAATTGAGCATGCCATGAGACAAAGGTAGAGGTTCGGTAAAGGTTATTTGCAGCCTGAGATAGGAAGATTTTTGATGTACCTGGGCTTCAGAGAATTTTGAATCATGTCCTGAACCATAGTTACGTGGTAACTTCTTTCAGCTCGAGGTTCTGCTGTGATAGCTGGTACTGCATAGATAGCTTTTCCGGTAAAGTAGCTCTGCACAGGTAAGTACAGATTTCTACCATCTTTTCCAGAAGGGCCTTTAATGAAGATTCCCCACTTTTTGGTCTTACGATTTGTGACCATAATTACAGGTTCGTAATTTGAAAGTAGCAGCTCAGTTGTAGCTTCAGGACTGTACACTTTGCTGTTTGCCCGGCTCAGTAGTGGGCGCCCAGCAGCTTTCATAGGACCAAACATCTGCATGAAAGTAAGCAAATCTTCTGAAGTAAAGAAGTTTTCGTCCTGCATCTGAGAAGCCATATTATGTAAGTACTCCGAGATGCTAATCTGGCTTCCATCGTCAAGTGTCTGTTTGATGTGGAAGAACTCAGGTGGAATCAAATCTGTAAAAGATGATGGACTTTTACGAAATGCATTCGTAAGAAAGTTATGCATTACAAGTGCAATTCCAAGCCGCTTTATTTCTCTGGTCGCTTTTTCCACTTCCGGATTGTCAAACTTACCATTGGTCATAGTTTTCATTGAATCCGGCATGTTTACATACAACTTTGGATTGAAAAGAAGTGTGGTGATTGCTGCAGTGTAAGCATCTTTTTCTGGACGAGACATGCCTTCTACAGAATTGAACTTTACACTGTAAAGGCTATTGCTTGGATCTACCACTTGTTCAAAGTTGCTGATGAACTTGTTACCTTTCAACAATGGATACGTAGCTTTCATGGTAGCCATGTACGTTCCCAAGTTACTTTTTGAATCAGTGTACATTTCAATTGCATACTGCTCATTTGTGTATCGGTAGAATGGAGAGTCCGGACGAATCATCAGAAGAAATACAATGTTGCTATCGATGAGCTCATGCATTTCCGGAGTAAGCTCTGTTTTGCCGGCCAGCTCCATAATGCGACTTTTAAACATGCCAAATGCAGGACTTGTCCTCATTGGGAAATAGTATGAAGCTACTTCCATTGCTTTGGACATGAGTTTTTCGTAACCACGTTCAAGGCCAAATACAGAATTTTCACCAATAAACTGGCTCACTACATTCTCTGCCGGATTGTTTGTAGTAAACATGGCCAACTGTTTTACAGTGCCATCTTCATTCAGCAGACTTGTAAATTGCCGGTCCCTGTCAGCGTACGATTGAATATTGCTGATCCGGTTCAATCCGTCCATGGAGTCGGGAGTGATCCGTTTGTATAGATTCAAAAGCTGTCGGCCGGCCCGGTAGAAAGCGTAGAAGTTATTGAGCATGTTGAGTTGCTCCATGGTATTTCTAGCTGCCAGATCCTGTCCAAGATTTTCAAGTTCTCCAGGCTTCATTGAAACCGATTTTTTACCATCCAGGTTTGCAGCTTCTGCACGATGAGTGTCTTTAGCAATCATGCCTTTTGCGGCATTGAAAGCTTTTGTGATGTGTCTCAGATCACCACCATACTTCTCTTCAATAATTTTGACCATCAACCTCACGGCTGGCTGATTGAGCAGATTGGTACAAGTTTCAGAACCGTACTCATCGTGATAAGCAATAAACAATGCTCTTACTGGCACAGTAATCAAATTGTCATTGAGCTCGAGTTGGAGAGGCTCTTTACCAGCGTCAACTGCAGCTGAAAGAAAGAGTGAGCCTACTTTATCTGTTGGAATTCCTTCTTTCGTATGCTCACGGTAGGTTTTATACGTGGTTGTACTACCGTCTGGCTGCTCGATTTTTATGGCGTAATCTTCGTTGAGATTTACTACACCGTGAATAGCTACGTTTCGGCCGGCAATAATGTTGGCATATACACCACGAAGCTTATTACCTGCCTGGTTCCGAAGCATAATGTTTGTTTCAGTAGCAGGATCGTTCCAGTCGAGCGCTGTATTGAATTCCGGAATAGCTTTTCGAACACGTTCTACTTCCGACCGAAGTGTGACATCATCAAGTGGAGACAGAGCTTCTACAAAGTGTGCCTGGTTTACAAGCACTGCTTCCATTGTATCAAGAATAACGTTGTTCAGCTCTGCAGTGCTCAGACTTGAGACTTTAAGCTGACCATTAATCAAAGCTGGATAGTTTGGAACTACTTTTTTGAGGTTGTCATTTTCATCTGTTTCCACTTCTGGAAACATGAGAAAGAGTTTATCCACGTCAAAGTCAGATCCCATCAACTTAATCAGCTGTCCGGGAACTACAATTGCTTTGGCATAATTGGCAGGCAGAATTCGTTTTACAACTAAAGCAACAGAAGAAGCTTTATCCTGGTTTGGAATACGATATCCGATAATTCGACGCAGCTCTTCAGGAACTTCATCGAGATTTTGTCCTGGCTGAATGCCAAATTTTCTTGCTACATCTTCTCGAATCTCTACTTCTGCGTGCAGCAGTCTTTTTCCTTTTACGTCGACCCGGTAGAATTGCAATTCATTGCTCGTAGCATGTCCTCCAATCTGAGCTACCTGCACGGCTTCAAAGCCTTTTACGTTTTGCTTGAACACTTCGTTTTGCAGTATGGCCATTATGATGGACTCGTACTTCTTTGCATAGACCGGAAGGTCTAATGGCATAGCAAAACGAAGCTTGCCGGTTTCATCTACTTCAAAGTTTAGTGCTTGCAAGTACCCGGCTGAAAGATCGCTGTCGTAAATGTTTTGCTCGAGAATCTGACGAATTGTCTTTAGAATTTCATTCTGAGCTTTTTTCAAGTCCTCTGCTGTGTAAACAGATCCTTCCTTTTTAAGCTGTTCGAGATAGTCAAGCTTCAGACGTTTTTCAACACCCTTGATGTCTTTATCAATTTTAGCTTCAATTGCTGCATGGTAAAGTCTTTTGAGATCTGCTCCAGATATCTGAGTTGAAAACCCCAGTCCTGGGTTGTACTCATATACAGTTCCATCTTGAACATTTGAGACCATGTTCTTTTTGATCTGTCTGTTCAGTGTAACTTTTGGAGAGCCCTTCATTTCCGGAATTGACTGGGGCTTTCGAAGGCCCCGGGCAGAGTTGATGTTAAGTTGAAGGGTGTCAAGCTTACCAAGTTCTCCTGGAATTGTAGCAACGTTTTTCTTGGCCAGTTTTTTACCGGACACAAAGTTGGTCACATTGATTGGCTGCAACCCTGCGTAAACTCCGGTGGCTTCCATCCTGGACAGAAAGTCATTCATAGCCGGATAGTTTTTGGTGTAGCTACGGATAAGAACTGAATATGAGTTTTTTTCTGATACTACTGCAGCAGTATTCTTTACAAGCTGAAGTTTCTCGTAGTAGGTTTTGATTGGATAGAGCGGAATAGCATCTCCAGCTTTGTTTCCGGCCGGCGCTGCCCCTTCCTGGTACACAAATTCATCAGTCTCACCTTTCATGTAAGCTTGATAGGCTGGTTCATGAATTTTCATATCCCAATTACCTTCACCCATCATCAATCCACGGTACATTGTAAGATTGATATAAGACATTGCATCCGTAGATTCGAACTCAGAAGCCTTGTACTTGTCAGAAATAGTCTTTGCTTTTTCCGCTGGAACCCCTGAAGCAATTAATCCAAGGCGCATATCTTCAGCTGCACGATTTACTCTTTCTTTTTGTGCAATGTTGTAGTCCAACTTTACATCTTTGAATGTGGCCTCAGTAAAGGTTGGCATCATTCCGTACGGATCAGTCGAATCTGCAAGCTCTCCTTGGATAGCGTATTTGGAGCCAGGAGTTGTAAGGTGCCCCATACGTTTGTAGAAGTCTACGAGATTTTTAGAAAGTGCCCGATTTCCTCGGAACAATTTTACTATCTCGTTTCTCATGATGGTCTCTTGCACAACAAAAGCTTTGACGAGCTCTTCCTGTTTCAGGTTGGGTACTGAAGCAAAACTTACCCTGGATAAGTTTTGATCTTCCGGATTGCGCTTGAGCAGCTCCAGAATTTCTGTTGCTTTCTGCTCGAAGTATTCATTCATTCCGGCAGCCATGTTTTTTAACATGGCATCGATCATTTCAGCTGATTTCTTGTCAAGCTTTCCTTTTGCGTAGTCCTCAATAACATCACTGAGACGCTTTCCGCCCATACTGTCTTTAGTGAGTTCAACATCAGTTACGATTTGTGCTCCGTTTTTATCCTTGGCAGTAAATTGAAGGAAATCGTTTTTGAAAGCGTTGCCTGTAAAGACGCTGTCTTTAATCAGTCGATTGACAATTTCTTCCTTCGAAGTGTTTTGGAAATCGATTACCGAACCACTGTAGTGGTAATTATGCAGAAGGTTTGAGTAATCGTTTGTCTTGATTGCTTCTCTGACAGTACGTTTGGCTTCGGCAATCCGCAACATGTCTTGTACGATTTGTGCAATTACAAGATCATCTTGACGGGTGTCTTGAAGCTTGAAGGCATTACCAAGAACGTTTGGTGTGGCAATAAACGAATACTTACTACGATCTGATTGAATCGGTACAGCTATGTAAGAAATACCTTCTCTGAATCCATTGTTAATAAAACCATTTAATCGAATGATGTAAGAATCCAATGCATTCATGTCTTCATACGTAGTTGCATCATCAGGCATTTCACCATCACGAAATCCGTCAAAATCACGTACTCCAAAATTGTCCATGAACTCCGGACTTTGAAGCATGTGTCGCAGCATGATTGATTGATATTTCGGAATGCCCAGGGCAGAAAAGAATGGGTCCGTTCTGTAAATATTCAGCAGTTCTTCATCTCTGCGCTTGATTCCTACAGCAATCTCTAGCATATGTGACTGCAGATTTGTAGGGTTAATTTGTTTTCCCTCTACGTTTACAAAGCTTTGTCCGGTAATTGCCATTACAGGAGAGAAGATTGAAGCCAGCTCAAGCATATGCCCTCTTTTCGAAGTGACGTAGTCCTGGCCACCAGCGGCTACGTTTTTCAATTCACCAAGTCGACTGAACCGGCTTTCACCTTCAAACTTGCCGATCGATTTGATAATTGGGACCATCATCAAACCAAGTTGAACTATGGCATCAAATCCATCGTACACTCTTCGATTGTTTTTTGCATCGTACTGCACATAACCAGCATTGACAATTTTCTGAATACTCAGATAAGTATCGTTTGGAAGAATGTTGTCTCCAATGTACAGACCAAGATCCCACATAATATCCCCAATCAATTTGGAGTATTCGTGCACCTGATCACCTTTCACGGCAGGCTTACCTGCCCGGGTGTCTACATTCAACACTCTTTTTTCAAGCTCTCGAAATTTCTCAATGATTTGTGTAAGCTTTTCTTTTCGAATACTTAGACTAAGCGTCTGCGTTTTGTCATCAAGAGTTCTTTCAGTGTAGAGAGAAGTTGAAGAAACGTCAGTTGCAGCAATCAAATCCTGACGCCATTTATTGATGGTGCGTTCTTCAATGCTTGTACGGTTTGGATTGAAAACGTCTACATAGCTTTTTCCATTGGTTTCACGGCTACGCATGAATAAGAACTCAGTAGTGGCCAGGGCAAAGGCGTTGTAGATCATTGCCTGTTCTGGAGAAGACAGCTTATTCATGAAATCAAGAACCGGCTGCAATTCCGGACGATGCCTTACAGTATTTTCAAGTGCTGCAAGCATCTGTGCAAATGAAGCTTTTTCACTGAAGATGTTTAGGAGACTTTTGTACACAAAGTCTTTATCCATGTAGGTATAGTCTCCTATAAAGTTCGGTGCCGTAGATTTGATAGTTGAAAGAAGCTGCTTTACTTTTCCTGTAAGCCTCTTTGCCGGAGAATCTTCGAGTGCTGATTTACCATAGATTTTTACCAGGGCCTCGTCAGTAGAATCCATGATTGTATCCAGTTCTTCCTGCTCTTCTTCGGAGAGGCTCGTATAATCCACACTCGTAAGCTTTCCCTTGCTGTCAACGATTTTGATGCCGGCTTCAGACTTGAGTTTCCATTTTAGGATCTCTCTCCATCCGTACGTAATGACATTTCCTGTTTTGGGCTCAATGGTGCTATTCCAGTTTTTGTAGAAGTCGAAGAATACGGCCCGGCGCGTTTGATGTTCTCCTAATGCAGCAGTTGCTTTAAGCCTGGTAAAAGCTTCAAGTACTTTAGCTCCGTCTTCTTTAGAACGAGTTGTGATGTATGCATTCTCAGCATTGAACAACTCTACCAATTCTTCTGAAGTAAGCTCCCTTCCGTCTGTAGATTTGTAAATCCTTGAAAGAGCCCCTTCTGCAATCAGTCCTTTAGTTGTAGAATTTCCGAGAAGTTTTGCTGCTATTTCCGTTTCGTTACCGGTGCGCTCAAGATATTTCTTAGTGTCCATGAAGTATGTGAACACTGACATTGCAGCCTCTTGGAATTCTTTTTCCTTGTAGTCTTGTCGATACATGAAGGCTTTGTCAGTTCCCACGAACTGTTCCGGGTTACGAAACACACCTTTTGAGATAAAGGACTTGTTCATTCGTCCGGACTCGATCAAACTATACACTTGACGCAATGACCGTTTGTCAGAGAACATTGCTTTTATCCAATTCCATAAATCCTTGAACCACTTGGCAATCTTTTTTGGAAGAGATTTTTCAGAAGCTTGCTCTGAAAGAACATATTCCCGAAATTGTTCAGCCATACGTTCTTCCAGCACCAAGTTTGAAGCTTCAGCATCAGTGATATTTGGAAAAGCCTTTCGAACTTTTGTCAGTTCTTCCGCTGTCGGCGTTCCGAGTTTAGATGCCTCGGTATAAAGCTGATCACGTTCTTCGTTTGAGAGCATTGTACGAAACACCAAGTGGTAAGCTTCGTGATACTCGGTTCCAATTTCGGCTGCACTCCAAAGATGTACAGCTGCATTCTCTACATATCCGTGTACTTCTTCGTCTCCGATCTTTTGAGCAGCGTCAAAAAACTGCACACTTTTTCCAGGAAACCTTGACTCAAGCCAAGTTTTTGCTTCGTACACTCGAGCTTTACGACGTTCTTCCGGATCAACTTCTAAAGGCGCCGTAAAATATTTGTTCGGGACCACCCCTTTGTACAAATTCCACAATGCATAGGCATTGGTTTTTCCCTGCATTGCTACAAGGTCTTTCCACTCTTGAGTATTTACGTTTGGACAAAACATGCGATCGCGGAAATTTTATGAGTTACAATTCTTTTCAGCTTGCTCTCCAAGCTTTTTCATCATGTCAGCAAATGTAGTAGGTCTTTGCCCGTCAGGACCTCTTTCTTCATCTAGCATCAGCCCGGCTTCTCGGTCAAGTCTTGCAATTTCTGCAGGATCTGTGATTATTTTGGCTGCTAGGAAAGCAGGTAATCCAGTTCCTAGATCACTACTTACACTTGCAGGTTTAGAAGGTGCCGGCATTTCAGTATTACCAGTGTTAGCCAATAACTCAAAAATTGCATTTGCGTCTGTCGGAACACCAGTGTCATTTGCAAGCTTAGTTCCTTCTTCAACTGGGATGGTAGGAGCAGCTTCTATAACTGTACTACTTGAAGGTGCAGGTACTCTTCCTTCTCGTGCAGCTGCTTCTTCAGCATCAAGTAGGGCACGTAAATCTGGAGGTAAATCTTCGGCAGAGCGTCCAAATTCGGAAGAATTACTTTTTTGCCTCTCAACAGGTGCTGATTCCCAAGGAGCAGGTGTTGCCTCAGGGGCTGGCTCCATTTGTACGTTTCTGGGCCTGTAAACATCAGCAGCTTTCTGATTGCCGCTGGTAGTGCCTGGTGATTTAAACTCAAGTCCTACATCAAAGAATACAGATCCGGCAGTGTTTGGTGCAAAATCTGTTCTGAGGATTGCTGTAGACCCAGCTCCTTCTGTCAAATCACCGATAGTACTTTCTGCAGTCAGGTAATCGTAGTACGTATTGAATACTTTTCCGTCAACCGGAGAAGTGTATGGTTCAGTATTAGAAAGCCGGGCAGCATCTACTTGCATCTTTTTAAGCATAGTAGCGGCACGGAATTCATTTCCGAGATTTTTGGCAATGCTTGTGTAAGCAGCTTCTCCTTCCTTCTTTACAATCTGGATTTGTTTGTAACCTTTTTCATTCAAGGCCACTTCAACAAATGAAAACATTGGTGCACCACCAAGCAGACCAAATTTCAGTTCTTCAGCGTTTATCCTTACCAGGGAATTTGCTGAAGGAGACCAGAAGGTGAAAAGTACTTTTCCGTTTGGAAGTACGTCCATGTGAATGAACTTGGCTAGATCCCCGGGAAGCGCCGCTTCTGCTTCCAAAACAGCCTCCGGTTGTAGCGCAGTATCCATGTTTTCACTTTCGTGAAGGAGTACGTTACATCCTACAATCTCTCCGTATTTGAGTGGATCCGGTTCTTCTTTTGTAATGTGATTGAAAGCTGCTGTAGCCGCCAAAGTATTCACATCTCGAGTAGAGGCTGGTAAAATTAAACCTCTTCCATCAGGCGCCTGTACCAGAATTCCGATTTGTCCAAGTGTGTTGTTACCAGGAAACTTGGAAGCATCTTGAGCAAGTTGTTCTTGTTCTGGAGCAATGATTGCCGGTTTCCAAGTCGGAAGTTGGTTTTCAATTCCCAGATACATAATGGTAGGTGTACCGTTGGCCGGAGCCATTACACTGGCAGGGTAGAAGAAAACTTGTCCGTCAGCAGTACGGGTATTGGCAATGTTACCACCGGCACTGGTCTGAAATTTTTTCATTCCGATAACGGCCTCTACCTTCTCACCACGTTTGTGGGCGTCGTAGATCATTTTTCGGTCTTTACCCGAAGTCTGACCTGAGGACTGCAGTAATCCAATACGCTCTCCGGTCTCTTTGTTGATTACAAAGATTGGAACACTGTCTGCATGCAGTACTTCTGGAAGCGCTACCCCATTTTCTTTCCACCAATCAGTGTCTTCACGAACTTCAAACACTACAATTGTACCTGGCTTTGCATATTCCGGGTCACTCAGTTTCTCCGGGTGAGTTTCTATCGGAGTACCGTTTACAGTTTGCAATACAAGATTGTTAGCTGTAGGAGCTTGCGTTTCAGGGTCAACGATTACGTTGAAATTCTCATTTGTAAGTAGCTCTCCTTTGGTAAGACGAATATCCATTGCCGTTCCATCCGGAATAGTTTGAATTACTGGCGCAGGACCAATTACTGGTACAATGGGACTAGGCAATATTGGCGGTTCTACATTTTGTCGCTGCTCTGCAAGTTGCGCAGTTTGTCTACGCTGTTCTTCAATCGCAGCTACATCTTCTGCAGTTAAGGTTGCAGCCACTTCTTCTGGAGCAGACTGGCTTCCAGGATCGAGATCTTTTCCTGCAGTGACTTCTCCTTCAGTTTGGCTTGGAGCTCCTGAGGGATCTGTTTGCTCTTGGAGAAGTCTTTGAGATTCATCATACTCATTTTCTACTCGGGTTAAAAGGTTTTTACGTTTGGTGATTTTTGCTTTGAGCGCTCCTCGTTTCCGATTGAGCGTTTTAAGCGCGGCACGTGCAGCATCGATATCCTGGTTTGGATATTTGCCGTTTATGATGTCTTGGTATACTTTCTGAAGTTCATCAGTTTCTGCCAATTCATTTTGTAGAGCTTCAATTTCAGGATCGATGCTGGAATGTAAAAGTGATACGTCAGTGTCTTGAACTTCAGCACTCATTTCTTCTTTGGCCGGCTCAGACAAATCTGTGGTAGCATCACGCTTTCTTGCAGCTAACTCTTTGATTTTCTTTTTCAAGAGTTGACCTATTCTTTTCCTGAGTTCTTTAAGCTCTACAATTGAAGGATCTTTCTCAAACTCAGCTTTTGAAAAACCGGCTTCCATGGCCAGCTGCCTTTCACTAGCCATTATTTCTTCGAGCTCTATAAGATCTTGCTTGAGTATTTCTACTTGGGCACGAAGTTGCTCTGAAGTGAGTCCTGCAGTTTTAGACATTTGCATGTCTTCAAGCCTTTGGTCTTCTTCAGTTACAACAGAAGTTTCGGCAATTTCAATAGCAGCAAAGTCTTCTTTGAGTGCTGTAGCTTTGATTGCTTGTTCTTCTTTTGCTTCAGCCACAGACACCCCAGCAGAAGTCCTTGTAGAGTTGGCCTGCAGAAGCAAAATGTAAGTCACCAGATCTATGAAAGCATTGTCTTCTTCCAGAGTGTCTACCGTACGACTGAGTTTTCTGGCGTCTTCCCACTCCAGGGTTGGAGGATTTGGATTTTTTGTATGGTTTTCTGAATTTCTTGGATCAAGCAGTTTCCATGTAATTACATTACCGGTCTGCATGTCAATAAGACGAAGTCCTGTTCTTACTCGAACGTCTACTTGCCCTTTTACTGCGACACCTTCATACAGGATAGCGTCAAGAGGATCACTTTCAGGATCTACGGTATACCAGCGGTCTTTCCATTTAAAAGATGTTCCGGAATCACTTACTGTCAGCCCGTTTGCAACAGTTAGCTCAGCCCAACTCAAATCATCGGCAGTTACTACTTTGGTTGTAGCCGGATCAATTTCTTGAGTTGGAGATCCTTCTACCGTTCTTTCAAATTTTGATTGCTCTGCTTTGGCTTCTTCCTTACGAATTTGAAGCCTTTCGTAAGCAGCTCTTTCAGTAGGAGTCAGCGTATCTGGATCCAGTCCGTCAAATTCTTCATCTGTAAGCGCTGTGAATTTTTCTTCTGCAGCACGCTCTTCTTTTTCCAGCCGATCTCGTTTTTCTGATGCAGCCAGTTTGTCTTCTTCAGAAGCTCCTTCTGGAAATGCTGAATTCAGTTCATCTGCAGTTTCAGCATTTGCAATTGCTGCCTCTGCTGCTTTTTTAGTAGCATCATTTTTCAATGCCTCCCGGGCAGCAAGCTCAGCTTCGACAAAGAGGTCCATTTTTTCAGGAGACGCCATCATGCTGTTAAAGGCCTCCAGTGTACTTGCCCGACGCATGGCAAGATTGCTGATGTTTTTCAGCTTCTTGGACAACTCAATAGCATCAAGTGGATTAAGGACATACATTGCCTTAATCACTTCGTCCATCTGTTGTCCGGCTTTATCACTCCATTTTCCGCGGACCTCTGGAGAGATAGTAATGTTGCCGGCTTCGTTAAGAGCTACGTTTCCGAGCTTGATTTCAACTGCCAGATCTTCGACAGGAATTTTTGCCAACTCCGGAGCTACCTTCAAAACGTCAGTAATGGCAGCATCCAGCTGTTCATCAATCACATCTACGTCAAGCATTTGCTCGGTGAGAATAGTAGCGTACGTTCTCCGAGCCATGTCTTCAAACTGACGCATGCGTTCTGTCTCAGGACTGCCTTTCAGAATAGCCCGGGCAAGGACTGACTGGCCTTGTGGTCTGGCATTTCTCAGAATTTCCTCAACTTGCTCACGGCGCTTGACAGTTTTTTGAAGCCTATCTTTTACATCCTGGACAAGGGCAGATTGTGACTTTCCGGTCTGCTCTTCCAGAGTTTTGTTCATGTCATATCCCCAGCGTTTTTTGAACTCAGTCTCATCCATGAGCTGGAGATCATCAAGAGCTTCCATGGCATAATCCAGGGCTCCGGCGGAACGGAAGCGTTCGGCTTCGTTGGCAATCAGTCTGAATCGAAACTGTTCAGCTTTCAACATGTCTCCGGCTTCGATGGCTTTGTTCATGCCGGAAAGAAGCTGAAGATTACGTTCACTCTTTTCGAGGTTTTCGAGAACGTTAGAGAATGCTCCTGAGTTCAGGATCTCAATTGTCTTTGCAGTATTGGCACTTTTTTGCGCCAGTAGCTTCTTTTCTGCCCCGGCCAATCTGGATACGGCTCCGGTACCACCACCAATGAGTGCACCAATAAGCATGCTTTCCAGACCTTCCTTACTTCCAAATGTGGCAGAGAGACCTTCACCCATTGATTTGATCAGATCTCCATGGCCATCCATGTAATCTGAGAAATAATCGATCGATCCTTCGGACGCTGCAAATTGAGTTCCCTCTTGAAAGCTTTCACTTAATGCATTCTTTGCTGGTTTTCCAAAGATGCGTTGTGACTTTACAATGGCTTTTCCAAACCCTGAATTTGGAAGCGCCTCTTGCCAAGTAGTCCCAATTTTTTTGATTGGGTTAATACGGGCTTCGGCAATTGGTGCACGTTTAAGAAGCATGCCACCAAAAGAGATCATGTTGGTAGCCGCAAGTACCGGAAGGTTGATTGCAAAAACTGCATTACCGGCAGCTTCAGCATTTTTCTGAATGTCTTCGTATACGTCTGTCGGAATGCTTTGGCCAGGATTGTTTGCTTGCCATTCAGCTTCTTTTTCTTCAACAAAACGGCGCTTAGTTTCCCGGGCCTCAACAGAAGCCTCTGCCAATGACATTTGAACACCTGTCATCAGGTTCTGCCCGGCCGTCATTACACGACCTTTCCACATTGCAGCATCAAGACCAGAGTCAACCACAGAAGCGACGTTCTTTCCATTCTTCCCCATCTGCATTACCTTGATGGCTTTGTACAGATTGGCAGCACGACTTCCTTTTTCTACTGCTGCTGCAGTTGTAAGCGCTGTTTCAGTGGCTGCAAGTTTTCCGACAGTACCCACTTTAGAAGCTACCGATGCAGATCCCACACCAGCAGTAAGCCAGGCAGTAGCTAAAGAACCGATCGTATATCCGAGGCCGTTGGCAAATTTGTCTGCCCAGAAATTGGCAGTTCCGAGGTTGCTCAGCAGACTGCCTTGGATTTCTCCTTGAGTGTAATAATTGGGCATTGTTTCCTGAGCCCATGCATTCATATCATCCAGAGCGTTACCAAGAGCGTTGTCATAGTAACTACCTCCAGTGGCCAAAGAACCAAGTCCAAACAGAACTCCGACTGTGTTTTCAGTAAAAGCTCCGAAAGCAGTAAGTCCGGCTTTGGTCAAACCATTGGTCCATTTTTCAAACGTGGACTGATTCTGAGCACGCTGCTCATTCCAGTCTGAAAACGGATTCAATCGTACACCGTACTCTCGATAATTTTCTATCGGTTCCGGATAAACTGCAGACAGATCTATTTGCCTGGAAGCAATTTCTCCAGGAGAAAAGAAGTTTGGATTCTGAGTAAGATTGATTTTCTTACCAGTATATTCTTCAAGCTGTGTTACAAATGGCTTCTCTTTCGGAGGTTGCACTTTGTCAACTGGCAGTCCCGTGTAATCAGACAGCGACAGCAAAAAGTCCGGAGTTGTAGTTTTTTCACTCATGCTTAATCAAGTGCCATTTCAAGTGTATAAATGAGAGCTTGCATTTCAGGTTCTTCCATTCCTCTTTTTACAATTTTCTTATCAAAGTACGGAGTGCCATCTGGAAAAGTAATCCAAACTAAAGGCCCGTTTGTACCTCTGGATTCGATATTCAACTTTAAAAGTGTTGTTTTGCCTTGAACCGTTCCAGTGATGTCTAGAGAGTTTATAGCGCCGTTGGTCTGAGGCTTAAATTTAGATACGATTCCTGCAAATCGAACTTCTGGTCGGCTAAGAACAGCTTCTAGTTGAGGATTTGAAATTTGTCCAGTACTAACTGTTACAATTTTCGAATAAGAATTGTCTTTACCTTCAAGATGTAGTGACCATGTATCTGTCATAGGATCATAGCCTCTTGCAACAACCGTTGCGTCAGCATAATCACTTCCAAATCGTTCTTGACCATCAGACCCATCTATTACAAGTAAAGTTGGATGTAATGGTTTGCCTAGAAAAAATTCGTCAGCAGCTTTTGTAACTGCTTGAGTTTGATCTCCAGCTTCTACATCTCCAAAATTATAGAGATTGCTATTTTTTATTTCAATGAACTTTTTATTTACCTTTAAATCAAATTTATTCATAAACATAGAGGCAACATTTCCAAAAGTTGGAGGATATTTTGATTCTGCATGTAACCCAGGAGACAGCATTAATGGTGCTGCTATAGCTCCGGGGGGAAGTTTTTCTTGAGATTTTGGGCCAGAAGTGTGTACTTCAAATGCTCCAGGTCCGTAATATCGATTAAATTCTTTTTGTACTTGTGCAATAACTGTAGGGTCATCGGAAATAAGTTTAGAATACAACTCTCCTGCAGTAACATTTGGAAAAAGTTTTCTGTATACACCTACCAGTTTTGGATCGACAGCTGTTATTTCAGATACTGTAAGTGCCATTTCTGCGGCTTGTGCAATTTGATTTTTAATTGTAGTTTTAGTTCCAGCAAGTGCAAATTTTTGATGTCTTGCCTTTGCTTTTTGATCATTACTTATATTAGGGTTGTTAATTGTAGCATCGAGCTCTTTAAGTTGTGCGTCTATTTCTAGGATATTAGACTGTTTTTCTCCTACAGATCTTCCAAAAACTTTGTCTGCTGTAACATCAACGTTTGTGTAGAACGGAGTACCGGTTGCATTTTTGAGGCGCTCAGTTTCCTTAGCCATCCAGTACTTGTCGTAGTCCTGGGCATACTCAGTAGTATTTTCGAACACACCAGCTTTAAGTGATGCAAAGTCACGAAGAGGCTGTACGATTTCCTGAGCAAACTTTGACTTCAGGTAATCATAGGCCATGGCAGGATCGGTAGATGACATTGTGGCATCGAGCTTAGCTAGCTCTGCCTCCATTTGCTTTTTCATTTCCCCAACTTGCTTCTTTTGCCCGGCCGAATACTTCTTGCTGTTTTCAACCTGAGTAAGCTGGTCGATGTTTTTGACAATAGCTGCACGTTGAGAATTCAACATTTCAACTTGCTTACCACTCGAAGAGACATTGTACGCTTTCATGTCAGCAAGCTGTGACACATATGCCTGGACATCTGGCTCCTGAAGTACGGCATTCAGTACTTCTTCAACATCTTCCTGAGGGATTTGAGAGACTGTGTTGCCTACCGTTTCAGTGTACTTACCATCCGGTCCAACCCCAATTTTGGTAATTTTGCTACCGGTTTTCTTTTCTCGAAGAATCTGAAGGCGTTCAGTAAGTCGATCCATGGTCTTTGGATCTTTGTACACTGTCTTCGGAGAGAACATAGTTCCTTCTTTCGGACGTCCTGTTTCAGGATCTTCTTCAAATCCTTTGTAGCCTCCTACCATCCATGCTGGGGCAAGAGCGTATTGTTCTGGATTGATTTCTCCTTTATCGAGCCGTTCTTTCAATCCTGAAAGTGCACCTTGATAAGCTTCGTAGTTTTGCTTGATTGGTGCGTATTTGGTTGAGAATCTTTTAGCCGCGGCATGGACCTGAAATCCAAGATTATGGAAATCTCCACGTTCGGACAACAGTGCAAGATTGTTTTCAATCTCACGTTGCAGTTCTCGTTTGCGTTGTACATCTTTTTCAAACGGCAGTGCAGCCTGCATTTGTTCTACTGCCATTGACAGAGAATCGTTGGCCTTGAAAGCCTCGAGAAATCGATCTTGCAAATGGGTAGATATCGTAACCGACTGCGGGTCGACGTATGTACTTACGTAGTCGTTAAATCTGTACGGCATTTTACTGTCAGGATTTCTTTGTGGTGAGTAATTCTGGAGAGCTTATGTATTTACGAGCTCCTCCAGTTTTCTTTTCTTTTTTCTCTTCTGGCATAACGATATTTGGATCTCCGTACAGCTGCTTTTTATAGGCCGCGGCAACGGCCCGAATTTGAGCTTTGGTCATTCCATAGTACTGAGATTTTTTACGCTTAGCTTCTTTCAAAAGCGCTTCTTCAATTTTGAAAGTTTCATAGGCACCTGTCTGATCAAGTGCTGAAGCCAAACGTTCTTGAGATTTGAACGAACGATCGTCTTTAACAATGCCGGCAATACGGGAAACTGCAGCATCAAGTGCACCAAGCTTTTCTTCCCGGGCATATTGTTTTTCTTGAATACGTGCAGCCATATTGACTCTTTGAACATTGGCTTCCTGCTCGGCATTAAACATTCCGGATTGCAGTCCCAGTTTTGCTTCCTCTGCTGCCAAAGCTTTATTTGCTTCCTGTTCAGCATTGGAAACTCGGAGAAGTTGCTCTGCAGTTTTTGACCGGCTTGCAAGTTTGAGTGCCATTGATTGTGGGCCGGCCATATTATCAGTGGCTTCATTGAAAGCAGCTTCACTGGCTTGCACGGCCGCTCGTTCAGCATTCATGTTAACCCTTGGCATAAGTGGTCCACGAATTCCAGGAGTTCCCATCATGCCGGCATCCCGTCTATACGGATTCATGAAAGCGTATGCAGGAGGAACCAGTTGCAATAACCCGGGCACCAAAGAGGATGGAGTTTTTACCATCGGCGCATCACCAGGTAACGGTGTGCACTCTCCAGTCATCGGATCTACATAGTGACCTTCAGGACATGGCTGTCGTTTGTCAGACAAAGGAGTTGGCTCAGGTTCAGTTTTGCCGTCTGCAGCAGGAGTTGGAGTAGTTGCGGGAACTACTGGGCTAGGATCCGGAGTTATACCTGCAAGAAGTGCACGGTGAAATGGTCCGATTTGCTTGTCAGTACCTTCAGCTATAAGAATTTCACGAAGTTTTTTTACGTCTCCACCTGCTTTATCAAGTCGAGCAGCAATAGCTTTTTGCTCTGCAGCGTCTACTCCGGTATAAGCTCTCATTCGAGTGACGGCTTCCATAACAGCACCATCGTCAGCAAGACTTTGATTTACCAATGGAATCCACTTTGCATCGTAGTTTGCCCCTTGCCAATATTCGTGTTCAGCATTTGCCTGAGGAGTATACGAAAGCATGCCTGGTGTCTGAGCCGTATGTTGAAATTGTCCGAGTTGATCAACTTTTACACCAGCAGTTTGGTACTGTTTTGGTCCACCATATCGGGCAATAAGTCCAGGGCCGCGGTCTTTTTCTCCGGACTTGGCAGCTGCACGTTCCTGTAGTTTTGCCAGTTGCTGAATACGAATTTCCTTTTCAGCTTTTGGCAGTTTGGATTTCACAATTTCTTTGTGGCGCTCAGCATACGACTTTCCATTGAGTTTGAGATGCTCAGAGAAAAAGTAGTCGGCTTCCTGACCGTCACTCATTGTCACTTTATCCATGGTCTCTTTGTGCTCGACCTCAGTGTTGGGATCCAGCATAATTCCACCTTCTTCGTGAGTTTTGCCCTTGAATTGTACAGCCCCGTCTCCAATATGCTCCATGGTTCCCCCGGGCAAGGGCCTGGCGCCACCTTTCTCGAGTCGGGTGGATTGCATATTCATGTTGGTAGAAGTATTGAAACCAAAGCCAGTTTGCATGCCAGTAAGTCGGCTGTCAAGATATTGTTGCCGAAATCGATTGTGCCGAGCAGCGGATTCAGCTTGAAGTGCATTAGCAGTTTCTTTGCTGGCTTTGTTTTCTCGGGAGGCTTTCCAGGCTCCAACTCCGGCACCTACCACTCCCCCGATTGCGGCACCTACGGGTCCACCAATTGTAAATCCAAGTCCGGCCATTGATCCGGCTCCTTTAAGCATTTCACCAGCAGTATTTCCAGCTGCTTCTTTTTTGGTGAACCGACGATCAGATCCATCATCAGTTGCAGACTCTGTAATTTGCCCGGCTATTCCAGCGGCAGTTCCAATTGCTGCCATTTGGTTCCCAGTCAACCCTTCTCCACCAGTAAGTGGTGCCCCAGGAGTCGTTCCTTGGCTTACATCTGGAAGCTCAATTTCTGGGCCACCGGTAACATATTTTTTGACACCACCAAGTTTTCTGCGTACGCCAGCAATTTCATCTGGAGCAGGATCAGTTTTAAACATTGGATTGCCTTCAGCATCTTTTGCATCATCTGGAAGTTGCAATACCGGTTTGTCGGTTTTGAAATACTCGGGCTTCCGGGGTCTGTTGTTTCGAAGAACAACAGTTCGTGCAGCATCAGCTGCAAATTTCTGGAGCTCTCCTCCGGTTTGAAGAAGCTTTTTGGCAGTCTTTTTTGACGTAGCTGCAGCAGCTTTTTCACTGGCAATGTGCACAGCAGTAGCTGCAGAAGAATTCCACACCTTGGGTGTGGGCGCATATTTACTCAAGGTGCCTTTCATCTGAGAGGGTGTTTATCTGGGTGAGATTCTGGATGCTGCTTGTACACTGTACAAACTTACCAAATTTCGAGATACGTTATTACTTATCAAGCGAAGTCCAAGAAATTTATCTTCGAACTTCTTTCTTTCATACCAAGGTTTAGTAGAGTCTATAAAGTTCGGGTTTATAATTCCCTCCTGTAAGAACATTCCTTCTACTGAGCTTGGTGCTGTGGTGCCGGTGTAAAAATCTCCATGGACATTTACCTGTCCGGCAGCCAGTTGTGTTTGAAACGAATGGCGGCCAAGGTCTCTGAAGTCATTGGTAACCCAGTCCTGACCGACTTTTCTGAGATTGTTCAGATACACAAGTGGGATTTCTCCGGAGATCTGATTTGTGTTGTAGACATAGAAGCTTGTAAACCCGGGGCTGAATTGCTGTACAACAGCTTGCAGGTTCGGGTAGGATTTTACATTGACTTCTGTGTGAAAGCTTACGGCGCTGAAAACTTTGGTGTATTCAGACAATTTTGAGGCCCCCTGCGCAGTACGAACAGTTTCTCCAAGGAAGATTGCATCAATCTCAAAATTGTAGACAGTTCCGTAGAACCTTCCTGGATTCATAAGGTCGTCGTGCACATAGATGTCTTCAGCATTTCCTGGATTGAAGCTGTACATCAACTTTGTATTGAACATGTACAGCGGTGGAATATACGAGTGTCGACTTGCCCAAACTTTTGAGTAGGTAGAAAATGATAATGTCCACCCACCACGTTTGAAATGAGTTCCTGGTTTAACTAGAATTTGCTTCTGCGGTTGCCCGGGCACACCTGTTTCAAATTGGTTGATAGTAGCATTATACCAAATTGTGCCGGTAGGATATTCTCCAGGAAAAGACGGTGGTCCAGTTGTCACAAAATTGTTGATGAATACTTGTGTCGGAACAAGCTCTCGTTTTGTGATGATGATTCGTTTGAACAGAGGATCGTACGTAGTGTGAAATCCGAATGAAGCAGTCGGTGCGTCTATAAACACTTCTCCTTCTTCTACGTTATATCCGTAGTACTCGAGCTGGAATGGAATGTTCTCTCGGCACCAGGTATCGAGGCCCATTTGAGAAAGATCCATTACTCCTTCTCCGATAAGAAAGATTTTACGTGCTTTCCGATTGACAAACACGTATCCATCTTTTGTAACGAGCGCAGACATTTTATTTGTCAGTCCAAGATGACCTTCCTGAGTAGGGATTATTTCATCTGGAGTCTGTGCAAAAATGTCACCTGTTCCAACGTAGGCCTGAGTACCATCTTCAAGCTGCATTGTCTGCTTGCCTTTTGTAGCAAACAGTCCACGTTCAGTGTGCACATACAACAGGCTGTTCAGATTGAAGATGTTATTAATTGGGCCTTTAGCCTGAGCAAAGTCTTTATAAGACAGTGGGAGAAATGCTCGATAGGCATCTGTGAAAGTTCCGTCCTGCGTCAGTGAGCGAACTACTCTGTTTGGAAAGAAGTTTGTTGACTTCTCTTTTTTCGGGAACGGACTTGTACTGCGCAAATCGTTGACCATGGAGTAATGATCCTCATAAAGGATATTGTCCATTTTTGTGTGGTCGTAAATAGGACTCTTAAACAGAACGTCGGCTGCGACGTATTTGTCAAAGAACATGCTTGAAGGAATGTTTACTCCTTTTTCCGTATCTCCTGCGTGCCGGAAATTGATGTTGTCATCTGATTCTACAATGAAGTGGAATAATGTAGCGATCGGAGTTACAGATCCAGCGCTCCAGTTTGCAGGATTTTGAACAGTTGCAAGTCTTTGCGCTGAATTGCCAAAGTTCATTACTGGGGTAGTTCCTGTTCTACCTGTGCTTATAGAGAGTGGAATGTCTCCAAAAATGTAGTCGTCAGTAGCGTTTGTAAGAGTTCCTGAATTTGCATTGACGTCTCGTTGGAAATAGTTTATTCCAAAACTCTGAGAAGTCATTCGATATGCATATCTGGTGATGTATGTATCGCCACCAAAAATTACTGCAGACTCGTTGTTTCCAGTATAATAGTTTCCTGTACCTTTTACATCTTCTCCGGTCGTCAGATTTACTCCAAGTAAACTTTGGTAATGTCCGGTCCAAACTAAGGTCTGTTGGTCGAACGGTTCAAACACGTCAGTTTTTGAAGAACAGAGATTGACAAGGTAGATATTTGGGCGCCCGAGATCTTCTGGTTCTTTTGCCAGACTTTCATGACCCAGGGCAAAGAGCATGGCTCGGGCAACTTTATAATTTGGAACAACACTTGGAACAGTGTCAGCAATTTTATTGTTGAAGTGATCTAGCGTCCATTCAATGTTTCGATATCCACCTAATACTGGAAGACCTGATGTGAGTCCAAGACTTATGGCTGATTCTCCACTTGGATTGTAGAGATACGTGGCGCCCTTAAATGCTGTTGACGATTCAGTTTTTAGGATCGACTTTCCAGACAGGTAGGTTGCCCCATCTGTCTCCAGCATGAATATGGTCTGGTGATTTGAAAGAAGTTGGTCTTGACCACCGGTAATTACGTTGTTCGGAGGCACACCCATCCAAGTTCCTAATGAAGGTCCGCCGGCAAGATCTCCAACTGCTCCGACATCGGTACCTGTTTGCCCGGGAGTATTGTATCTGGCGCCTACAAGAACCTGTCCCCAAAGGACGCTTGGTCCCCATACATCGTATCCATTTTGATCTTCGTCATAGTTTGGATTGATAGTGTTTCCAAGCTCAGGATGTATCCATGCAACTTCCTCATCCCCATGGCCAGCTCGAAAAGTCTTGTAGTAAAACTCTCCGAAGTCTAGTGAAGTGTTTCCAGTGGTTGACTTATAGCCGCCTCTCCAATTCTGCATAGTAACGATGTATTGTACATCGATGTGAGTAGCGGTTGCAACAGTATGCTTTTTTCGAAGCAAATTGAAGTCATGGAACTTTACTACCGGCTGAGCCAAGTACTTTCTCCCACCAGGAGTCCACAGAGGATCATAGTGAGCAAGTCCATTACCACGAGGATTGGCATTGAAATACCAGAGGTTGAAGTATGGACCGTAAACGGCATCATCTAGTTTTCCGGAAAGGTTGGCAGCGAGAAAAGGAGTTGCTGCGTGTGCACCCGATTGACCAATGATGGTCTTATTTCCTTGTTCTCGTTTGGCGTAGTAAACCTTGTATCCTTGGATCTGCTCAAGAATGAATTTTGGAATGAAGATGTTCTTCAGTTTAAACCCAAGAATACGTACAGTTTCAGTGAATTGCACTGCGCCAAGGTCAGTTGTATTATTGTCCAACCCAGGATTACTAAAGTCTGTATCTCGGAGGATATAGCTGAAATCCGGATTGTGATTTGATGGCATTTTGTGATGCCGAATGTTCAGGTTGGCCAGAGACTGTCCGGTAAATGCAGGTTCACCAGTACTTACCGTTTGCCAGATTTCGAAGTCCGCAGTATTTGGGTAAGCCTCACTTTGGTTTTCCCAGTAACCGGTATTTAGCGGTGTAAGTTGACTTCCGTCCAAGTATTGAAATACTCGAGCTTCCGGATCCGAAGTGACTATTTCTCCTGGGTTAAACGGTTCGTTGCCCACTCCATTGAACTGGCTTGGAAGCGTAGGTGAATCTGCAAATCGTGTACGTTCCCAAGTACCTACTACATCTCTGCCGGGGATGTGGTATCCGTAAGTTTCAGTACCATCGTGAAAAACCAACGATATGAAAAAGCTATAAACCTCTCCACGACGGAAAGTCTTTTTGCCAAAAAGCATGTCTTCCGGATCACGGTACCCTTTTGGAGTATTGTGTTGCAGCGGATAGATTACGGTGTTGATGTATGAATCGATTACACCATCCCGACTGGTTCGAAATTCATTTGGCATTCCACCTGCTGGCCAGTCTCCACCACCAAACTGACTGAACGGACTTGGGTATAAAAGCTTGGCATAGCCTTCATTCAAGTTGTAGACGTCGTAATGCCGCGGATCAAAGTCTTCAACTTCTTCTACCACACATTCGAGCTGAATGCTGTTGGCAAATCGCTGAAATCCGATATCTTTTCTGGCAGTCAAATTTGCCAGATACAATTGATTGTCAAGTTGGGTCAGAGCCCGGGCAGTGAGGTAGTGTACACGATCGAGGATCACGTCCTCTACGGATGAGCGGGCAGCCTTTTCCAGTCCGTTATAAATGACTGTTGTTTCTGGATTTGCAAAATCGACTTCGATTGGTTCAAGCCTGTAAGCAAATCGAGCAGTTCCAATTGTCTGGATTACGTACGGGACTACAAATCTGTAATCGGTATTCAGCGTAGTTGTATCCAGCTTCCAAAGAATTGACTTATTGGTCTGAGTTTCTTTTGGATTCCCGGTAATCATTTCTCTCGGATACGAATCCTCGTCGGAATCCGTGATGTAAACCGGATTTGCAACAGTCAAGACGTTTGTCTCTGTGAGCTCATTGTCAGCGTACGCTACAGCCAAAGAATAGGCGCCAGTCACAACACCTCCACCTCGAAGAATCTTTACTCCCAGGAATTCCGGCATAGAGCCGGCATGCATGAAGATGTTCAGAGACGCAATTGTATGAGCGTTGGTCTGATCATACAAGGAATTATTAAATCCACCATTTGCCAGGTGCCGCAATTGTCGACTTACGTTCAGTAGTCTTGGTGGATTGTACTCACTGATATATTCAATGCTGGTAGGACCGTCAGTAACAGCGGTGTATTTGTTGTCAGTAAAATATACCAGCACATCTCCGGTAGGAGAAAGTCTGAATTCTCCAGTAACAGGGTAGTTCAGGTCAAAGTTGAGATTACCGGTAGCAGAAATTCCAGCAGTTACAAGAATCGGAGTTGCGGTCAGTGCTGTGATGTCTACATAGAAAACAGCTGAGAAGTTTGCATTGTTCTCAGACACTGTAGCCACAAAAAAGTCATCGTTTGGAAGCGCTACATACCCAACAGGGAGCATTGGGTTATTAGCGTATACCATAGAATCAATGATACGATTGCCGTATTCATTGCTTACGCTGCCTTTTACATCTTCCAAGACAGCATTCAAAGCGTCACGAAAAGTCATATCCGGCTGATCTTTTCGGCCGGTATCTTTGAACATGCCTTTCAGAAACTTCAGTTGGTCTGCCATGGATGTATTAATCAAAAGTTGTCAGCTGCAAACCTACCACGATTTAAGTTTTCTCGGGTATTGAGATTTTCGAAAAACTCTGCATGCCTGTTGATGTTTGGAATGAGTCGTACCCATTGATCCATGAATGACTCGTACTTATCGATGCTTGGCATGGTGGCCTGGTTTCTTGCCTGGGTGCAGTAAAATCTCCATTTAGCGTCTGCAAAGTTGTAATCAATGCCATTCATCGATGGAGTATAGCCGCTGAGCAGCATTTGCTTGTAGCAGTACCAGAACAATGCTTCTTTGAAGCTGATATCATCCGGAATTAATGGATAGCAATCATCGTCGATTGGGTAAGCTTTGTAGCTCAAGCAAACTCTTCCCGATTCAAAACTTGTTTTGATATAGTCTCCATCAATAATGTAGCTGACTTTTCGTACACTCTGGTTTTCTTTGCATTCCTTACAGTTACCACTTTGATGAAAAGTTGATGTGCCGTAAGTCATAGCTTGGAGCCCGGCAGAGTCGTTGAGGTAGTACCCTTCGAGTACCGTCATTCGGGCATTCAAATCCCGTAGTTGGTAGTTGAAGCTTATTGCATCATCCGGATTGCTTTGGATCAATGCATTAAGTTCATCAATTTTTTCAATGAGTTCATCCAGCTCTGTGGCTACTGCAGGAGACACTGAATTACTTACAGCTGCTTGCTCGAGGTAAAACAAATCGTTTGGAAGCAGTGCTTTGTGTCCTACAACTTTCAGTACACATGTTTTTTGAAGCAGTTGCGCAGGAGTACCTATATGAGCAAGCGCCTCTCCCATCCATTCGATAGAATCATCCAACCAGTTATCTCCTGGTGGCCGGAGATCTCTCATGATCTTTCGGATGACTACTTTTGAGGATACGTTTTTGTAGATCATGCTGAGAATCTTTGGCTGGGGTTATACTTTTTGAAATTTAGGTATGCAATGTCATTGCTTTGCAGCAACCGTTTCAGTTTCTCTTTGTTGCCTTTTACACCCCGTGTGAAATCAAATCTGTAGCCTGATTTGTTTTTCACCGAAGAAAGCCCTTTTGTCCAGAAGAATCTGCAGTAGTACGAATTTGTAAAATACACGTGCCATTTGACTCCTTTTCCAGTGTCTTTATCATAAAGGGAAGTTCCGGCTACAAGTAACTCCTCTTTATACTTTTTGGACTCTGCCCAGTCAATGGCCGGGTACCTGGGATCTCTGTCTACTCGGCGTATACCAAGATACCCAAGATTGAATCCCATATTGAAGTCTTGCCCTTTGAGCATAAGGTCTACTATTCCAGAGTTGAACTCAGCACAGATTGCTGAAAAATTCTTTTTCTGAATTTTCTCACCGTATGCACGTTGGTAGAACCTGTGCACATCATCCAAAGTGTATGCAGCAGATTTACTCATTTCCAAATTTCAGTTCCGGACCTTCTTCCAAAAATGATGATACTTTTTGAGATGCAACCAGCTGTTCTTTCGCGGCTTTCTGTACATCCTTCATAAGCTTTTTGTCTGAAGCCGCTTCAGTAAGAGTGCGCATTGCACGAAGAGTATCTTCGACTTTCCAGCGGTACTCCCGCTGAGCATCGGTTTCAATTTTAGGCTTGCTTTTAGATGCTGTCGTTGTGTTCTTTTTTGCCATGGTAGTAAGTATTATTCTTCGTCTTCTTCTGCTTTTTGTTTCTTTTTATGAAGACGCAGATCCATTTCAAAGTGTTTCTTGGACTGATGCCTGTCCTGCCTGGCTTTAAGAGCTCGTTCGATATTAAACCATATCAGGGTAACAGCTCCAATAACTGCTAGTCCCCAAGTTATAGTATTGGTAAACAAGGCCCAGGACAGTACGCCCCAAGCCAGATTTAATCCAAACCAGTCTGCTATCTGAGAGATTTTTTCCATATTCACATTGCCTAGATTCATTGTTGATCGTAATTGGTTGGGGCTTGTGGAGTGGAAGGAGCTGATGGACCAGCGTCCTGCATACGATCTGCGGTAGTGTCCGGGAAAGTCCCGGCCAAGAGCCGAAGTTCTCCGTTGATCATACCCATCGTAATAGCCTGCACCATATCCATAGGCATTGGAAATGGAGATGCGTCTGTGTAACATGGAAGGCCAGAGCAATCTGAGAATTTAGAGACTTCCTCAGGATCTTCAAACACTCCTCTCACGTTTACATATTCGGCACCTTTGTGATTCAGCACGTACAAATAATCCTCAATCATGTAAGCCTTCATGTTTGAGCCAGTGTATTTGTCAGCTGAAATGTACGCTACCTCGTACGGTTTTATGAGTTGAATCCTGCCGGTCCCGGTGATGTCTCCGACATACGTAATTGCCTCTTCGAAATTGAACCTAACGGTTCTTGGTAGTTTCTTTTTGCTTCTCCAGGCCGGGCAATTGATATTGATGTTGCAGCATTTGGAAAGATCTACTTTTTCAAGTTCTACACATCGAAGGTCTTGCTCAAGGTGTCGAGTGATTAAACCGTTTCTGGCAAAATCCCGTCGAATGAATACTGCACGGTAATGTTTTACATTGAACTTAATTTGATCAATGGAAATGTTCTCATCCTGAGAAGTTCTTCCTCCCCGGAATGCATTCAGCAGGTTGTATGCAATTTCGTCCAGTGTCATTTTCCAAAGAGTTCAATGTCAGTTTTTACTTTGAGGAGCTCTGTACATTTTTCGTACTCCTCTATTCGTTCGAAGTAATCGATCATAAGATCAGCTACATTTAAAAACGTCTCTCTTTTTCGAGGGTTGAACGGAAAGTTGACTATAAACTTTTCCTGAACCAGGTCAGCTACAGTCTTCTTTCCGGTGATCAGCTCATATCCGTTGTGAAAAGTTTCGTGAATTCCTTCCATCTCAAACAGTATTTTGCTGAGCTCTTCAACACTCATATTTTGATCAAACTCGATCAAAGCAGCAATGACAGTTTTTCCATTACTTCTGCAGACAGTGAATCTGGCAACAAGTTTTCTGTAAGTCGGAACAGCTCTACTTCAGCTGGTTGATCAAGAAGTTTGTTTACCTCTTCCATTTGCTGCTTACGTTCTTCCATCAACTCTGGATTTTCTTTTTCCAGAGCCTCTACACCGGCTGAATCTTTTTTCTTTATCAGCTCCTGAGCTTTCAACGAGAGCTCCATGAATGCTTCCGAAGGTTTTGCTTTAGCATCGATTGGAGCAATGTGTTTATTCAGGATTGCTTGGTTTTTCAGAATCAAAAGCGCAAAGCCTGTGTGAGGAATGCCTTTACATGCCTGCAGAGTTTGGCTTAGTTCAAGCAAGCCTCGGTTTGTGCTTGCTACAATGATTTTTTCAGTGGGTTGCATAATGTGTATGGTTTGCAATTGAGTTTATTATTCGGCTGTGTCGTAAAGTCGGATCCAGCGAACAGTGCCGTTTACTTTTACTTGGATGGCTCCGACTTTTGTGCCGGCTGTAGCTGATGAACTGGAAATAGAATTTGCACTGGCAGCTCCGCTTGTGCCAATAAAGTTTATGAAGGATTCTCCTGTATCAAGTTGTTCAACTCCTATTACAGGAAGGTTTGCAGCTGCATCGCTTTGTTTAACGTGAAGAGTAAAGTCTGGCGAGTCTTCATTTACACCAAACCTTTTTGTCCTTCCATCGAAACGAGCAATTTCTTGTAAAACTGCTGCAGTACTGTACCCAAAAAGGATAATATTTCCGGACGTACCACTTCCATCGTGGTTCCCTGGGAAAAGCAAAATATTTCCGCCGTCTTTACTTCCCATGGAACCTCCTGCTCGAAGTTCAACATTACCTCCGGCATTGACAGTTGTAGCTGCACTTCCTGCAAGTATAAACTCAACAGGAGTAGCTGCATCTGCAGCTTTAATTGTTTGTACGAGTCCCCCTTGGAG